TTATCCTGCTGTCGCCTCGTAGAAGCTGACCCACTTTCCGCCGGACAAAGACCCCATGACAGGGAGGCCAACTTCAAGGGTGCTTGGCCCCCATGTCTCGTAGAGCATCCCGGCGACAATCGCATCCTCCGCAGCCCCATCACTGTCTGCGCGAGGTTCACCGTTAGCCAGATACTTGACCTTTGTTCCCGCAGCCCAGCTACCTGAGGTCTTTGTTAGGATAACCGTGTTTCCAGATATTGCGGCGGTGAATCCGGTGCTAACAAACGTACCCGAGCCGCCATCGTCAACCTGCCAGTTGCGGAGGGCAGTTGGGGCGGGCGATGAGAGTGTGCCGCCGTTTGGAAGGGCAACTGAAACCGTCAGTGTTCCGCCGCTACGGACAACGGTGGTGAAGTAGGGGTTGGTCGAACTGTCCCTCCCAAACGCACGCGCGATGCCGATTGCCGAGCGAGCACCCATGCGGCGGTTGCCTTGCTTTGCCGCGTCCTGATGGGGGCCGTTGAGGTCGGTTCCGAATGCTTGAATCGCAAAGTCCGAGATCGGCGGGCCGACCGTCCACCCCTTCGTATTTGCCATGTTGATCTGATTAAGGCGTGTCGGGCTGTGCACGTCACCGTTTATCAGGGGTGACGAATAGCGTGTTGCAGGTTCAAGAATGACCTTTGCGCCGGCAGCGACATAAGAGCCGAAGCTGTGAAGTCCCGCCGTCCCGCCGTTAGCGGCAACAAGGGCGTCCCATGCTGGGCCAGAGCCAAGCATGAGCGCCTCGAATACGACATCGCCCTCACCAATCCCATTGCTGACCGCCCGCCACTCTGTCGTGGCCCAGTTCATCACGATTGCATCGAGCTTTCCGCCCACTCTGTCGATCTTCGTTTGCAGTTCGGCCCAGCTTCGGGCGGCGTTACTGTCCTGCATAAGCTGGATCGGGCCAGTGCCGTTGACCGCGCCATCAATGATGCGAATGGGCAGACTAGGCCAGAACGCTCGGATCTGATTTACCAGCGCGCGCGTTCCATCGCTCGCGGTTGCACGCGTTAGAAGGTTTTGCTGCATCGGGGTTGTGTTCGGGCCAGACACCAAGTCCGTTGTCACATAGGACGCAGTGTTTTTCTGCGGGAACGAAAGGTCCAAGCCAACGCTGGCGAGCATACGCTGCCGTTGCGACTGCCCCAGCTCTACCACGTTCAAGCCCGCACCCACCTTGTCACGGAAGTTCGTGATCTTGGTGGGCTGATTGCTGGACCTGATTTGCAGTGCGACCCAACCTGCCGTCGAGGCAGGAACCGCTACCGTGCCACTAAAGGCACCGCCAGAAATTGGGCTGATAACCGTCCAATCAAGCGAGGTGGTGCCGTCAGGGTTCAGCATCCGCACTTCTGCGTTGCCAGTGCGGCCGGAGCAAGTGCCGGACAGCGTGACGGTTGCCCCATTCAGGATCGACCACACATCCCCATCAACAGGGCTGGAAGGGTTCAACACCATGAAGTCGGTTAGACCCTGCTTGCGGAAGTCGCCACCCGGCTTGAGGGGGGCCGCACCGGAGACGGTCATTGGAACGGACACGTCGCCCGTTGCCCATGCAGGCTTTGCCAGTCCAGCAGTGGTTCCCGTAAACTCTCGGACCCAAAGCGTGCTTGCAATAGGCAGGGCTGCGGACAAAGGCTTGCCTTTGGCGATGTCGGACCATGCCGCATCGTTTAGCGCATCGCCCGCCGCAGTTGTGCTGTCCACATAGCCGATGGCCGATATGTCTCCGGGCCAATTTAAGCCGTCGCCAGCAACCGGGGCGCGGACGCCGCCGACGCCCCACGTCTGCGCGGTCGAAGCGGAGTTGACGGCTTGGTAATTCCCACCCTCGGCCCCCGCATACTTCGTCCCATCGATCAGGCTATACCAATCTAAAACCATGTTGCCTGACGCCGCACGTCGATACACCAGCAATGCTGAATCTTCGGTCCACGGTTGGGAGTATATTGTGGCAGGCGAGCCACCTCCTGATTTTGCACCGAACCTCCCGCGCGTCGTTCCGCTGCCCGCAGCTTCGCCGTAATACTGAATATTCAGAAAGCGCGATGAGTCAGTCAGCACGTCAACAAGCTGAATAGTCCGGCTAAATGCCCGCTGTTCTTTCGGCAGGCGGACAATCGCGAAGAACGCTTTTTCGTTGCCGGTGCCGCTGACAAACATGTTGTTGGCGAACGACTGCTGCAGAAGCGACTGCCTTTCGTCTGTCTCCGACGCTAGCACGTTATTGGCGCGCGGCATCCGCATTGAGGTCGTCGCTGCTGCCATATCGACGGGAGGTTCAAGCGGTGGAAACACGTTATTCCAGTGCAGGTCAAATGCCTCGGTGGCAAAGGGGTATTGCGTTCCAAGGTAGGTGAAGCCGGTGAAGTTGTAGAAATAGTCATTGGCCGCAGATGGGTCATTTGGCGTCATGACACGCTCAACATATCCGCGCGGGACATTCATGCTTTCATCGTAAAACCCCAGCATTCCCAGCGAGAGGATGTGCGAGAGCCACGACCCGTTCAAGGAACGATATTCGGTTGTTGCGTCGGGCGTGAACATCTGCTTACGGGTTGCCGTGTAACCACGGATCGTCCAGTCATATTCACCCAGCACCGGAAAGTCTGCATCGGCAGGGACCATGTAAACAGTATCACCGGACACAAAAGGCGACGCCGCCGTAAGCGTGACGTCAATGCTGGTGGTGCCGGGTGATCCCAAGCCTGTGACGGCTGCGACGATGGCCTCCGTCCCGTCAGACACACGGATGACCCGCGCGCCTGCCGGAATGTTTGTCTGATAGTAATCGCCGGATGCCGTGCTGCCATTGTTAACCAGCGGAAGCGTGACAACATTGCCTCCCGGCTGCGCCCCGAGCGTGCGCTCACGCCAGAGGAACGGCTTATTGACATCGGTGTGTCGCACAAAGTCATTCGTCAGCATGTCTTGCGTGATAAGGAACGCTTGGCTCCAGTTGCCGGGGCAAACCGACATGATGTTCGGGATTTCGGCTGCACGACCAGTCATCCCGAGAGCGAATGCGTACGGTCCTTGCACATACTGCTCGTGTGCGCCGTCAGGAAACCCATTAAACGGCCCGTATCGACGCGGCTCGCCATTTTCTATGCCATGAGCAATTATATGCGCGGCCAGAGTTTTCGTTTGCGCCTCGGTGTAAGCCGTGACCGCAGTGCCCATCATTGCGGCACCGAACATCTGCCCAAGGTAAAGGCCATAGCCGCCATCTGGGGTGATGTCACCGGACAGGCCGAACGGCTGGAACCGCTCGTAACCGCTGCTGCTCGTTGCAGACCGTAAGGAAAGCGTCGGCGCAGCCTTGCCTACGCAATCGAAAATATCTGCGTAAGGCGGCATTGAAGCAGGCGCAGTATAGGTCGCCTTTCCCGCATACCAAGCATCGAGGTCAACGACAGGATAAAACGCAGGAGTGTTTTTCCCATCCCATTTCACCGTCGAGCCGAGGACGAAAGACCCCGTTGGGACCTCGGACAGAACGTGCAGGCACGAAACCGATGTGAACGCCCCGACGCGGGTCGATGTGCTGGTTGTGTCAGAGACCACTTTCATAAGCGTGTCACCAGATGCGACATCAAGCGGAAAAGTCCCTGCCAGCAATGCTGCGTCGTAGCCAGCCTCTCGGCTGTCCAGTCCATGCGGCGCATTAGATGCAGATGTCCGCGTGGGGTTCAGCATCAGCCCGTTGATCGTGCGATCTGTGCCAGCGATGTTCTCGACAGCAATATCAGGCGATACGCTCGTCACCTGCGCAACACCAGAAGGCACCACGACGAACGGTCGTCCAGCGATGTCATATCCGCCAAACGTGGCGTCAGACACCGTCCATGTGATACCTTGGTGGGTCAGGATAACCGGCACTTCCGATACACCAGCTACCACAACCACATCCGTCGCCAGCGACACACCCGCGATGGTGCGGATGATCTGGATGTCTTTGCCCTGATCGTCGGACTGCACGATGTAGGGCAGCGAGGTGGATACCTCGACCCCACCCACCGTCACGGAGATAGTCACCGCGATAGGAGAGGTGCCTTCCAGCGACGGGATCAGCAGGTCAATGCTGTCGCCCACGTTCGCGGTGGTGCGCTTATTGCCGTTCGCCAGTGCCGTTAAGGCTGTGGGGATGCGTGCGCCGCCGACTTGGAGGTCGCCATAAAAGAGTGCCATGCGCGATCTCCTAGAAGAAAAATTTGACGATGCAGGCGAGCGTCAGGATGTCGCCAATGAGTACGTAAAAGAGGATCATGGGGTGCCTCCGTTGTAGGAACGCCAGCCCGGGAGAGGGCTGGCGTCAAGTCACCGGCGAACCGGGCCGGCGTGGGGCAAGGTTCACATTCGGGCGTCTAGCGGCGTCAGATCAATGGGCCACGCCTCGATCTGCGCCTTGACGATGGTGCTGATTGCATCGCTGGACGGCTTCACTTTGCCAACGGCATCGGGCAGATGCCTGGCGAGATACGCGAGCGAGAGTCGCGTGATCTCGGCCGCGTCGGTCCGGCCGTCGGCCATGGCCGCAATTGCCACGTTCTGCACCGCAGCTTTGATCCGGTCGATGTGGGTCTGCTCGATGTCGAGGCCGGTCCGCTGGGCGACCCGCGCGGCCGCATAGCTGCCGATCAGGCCGAATAGCGTCAGGACGATGGTCAGGATGTCGTTGAAGGTATCGGGGTTCATCGTATCAGGCCCTCCTTAGGCCGTTTCGAAATCAGGGAGGTCGACGGTTTGCCCGGCAAGTGCATGGGTGCAGTCGCCGAGGAATTGGATGCGGCCACCGGCGACGAACGAATGGCAGACCAGAGGCGCCGTGACGACCGAGCCACCCGCCATGATGACCGCATGCTCCTCGTCCGTAATCGGCATGCTGCCTCGCACAAGAACCGACGGCGTGAAGGTCGGCGCGACCGGGTTGCCGTTGTAGCCCCAGCGCGGTCCGGAGCCCTCACCGACGCCGACCATGTGGGCCCCGTCGCACCCAGGGCACCAGAACAGCAGGTAGCCGCCCTCTGCGGTGCGCAGTTTCGATCCTAAAGCAGCCATCTGGAATTCTCCTCAGGCTTCATTGGCGGAAAGGGGCGCGCCGCTGGTCGTCAGCAGCACGCGGGTCTTGGGGTTGGGGGCACCGGCGGGCCATCGGCTTTCCAGAAAGCGCGTCTTGGCGACGCGCGTGACCGTGACGGCGTTGGACTGGTTGCCGCCGAGGACGTGAAAGGCGGTGCTGTCCTCGCCCCAGTAGAACCCGACGTGACCGGACCAGCTCGACCCGGGCCGGCTGAAGGTCAGCGTAGCGCCCAGCGTCGGCGCGCAGGGCACCCCGAAGGTGCCCCAATTGCGGGCACCCAGCGGGTTGTCGGGGATTGCAATACCCGGCGAGGCCAGCCGATGGCAGGTGGCGACAAAGGCACCGCACCACGGGATCTCGCGGGGGTCGATCCAGGAGACCGACTTGTCGAACCAGCGACGCAGCTGCGTTAGGTCGCGGGCCTCGTGCAGGCCCTTGACCTTGATTGCCTCGGCCAGCCACGGGATGTTGCTGTCCGGCGCCTTGTTCAGGGCTGCCCATGTGAGGGGGCCGACGTAGGGGCGCGGCCAGAGACCGACAGATGCCTTGAAGGCCGTGACGGCCGCGTCGGTGCGCGGGCCCTGCAGGCCGTCGACCAAAAGCGGGCCGAAGCCGATCTCATTCAGCCGCGCCTGGATGGCCTTGATGCTGTAGCTCATGGCAAAACACCCCGCGGGCGGGGGCCTTTCATGCTGGGAAGGGGGAAGGTCGATCAGCCGAATTCTATCGAATGGCCCGCGATCACGATCTGTTACCGGTCGCCGTACTTCGAGACGTTGACCTGATGCCTCCGGATCGAGATGGCCACGAATGTGAAGATCGTGGCGAGCTTGGTAACGACGATCATCCAGGGGACGATATCGGCGCCGTTAATGGTATTCACGCCACGGCCGAGAGCGGTGATCAGGATTGAGAACCCGACCAGCGAGAAGCCGACGGCTATCATGCGCCCAGGCGGCTCATCCCGGCTGTACTGATGGGCCAGCCACCAGCAGAGAATTACGACGCAGAGCGATGTGGTTTGGTTGGCAAGATAGAGCGTCGTCATTTGGCCTCATCTCCCAGAAATTTGCGCCGCACGGCCTGCACGGCGACAATTCCGCCTTCGCCCATGATGAAGCCGCCGGCGAGATAGGCGTATGTTTCGGCGCCGGTAATGGCGTCGATCAGGTGGCCCAGAACGCCGCCCAGAAAGATCGCACTGACGGCACCCGCAGTGCCTTCAAGCGCCCGTTTGCGCCAGCTGCTCTGAGGAGCAAACACAGCCCGGACATAAGCTCCGCCGGCGCCGCTGATGATCAGGGCGTTCAAATGTTCAGGTGAGTTTCCCATGAGGGTTTTGATCGCCTGCAGGATTGTCGGCTCATTCACGCATCGATACCTCGGCGCTTGCTGAAACTGGCACTGGGGCCGCGTGTACGGATGGCAGGGAGCTATCATCGAAGGCCGGTTCCGCAGCCGACAGAATTCATTAGTCGTACGTATGGTAAAGCGTCTGTGGATCCTTCACCGGCAGTGCGTCGTACTCAGCCTGAGTCAGCGCAACGATGTTCCGAATCTCCGTGCCTGCGCCCGCCTTTTCCGTGTCGGTTACGACCCCGGGAACCCACGTCGCGGCGTAATCGTCAGATGCTGTCTTTACCAAGGTGTCGCCCGGCTGCCCTCCGATCGGGACACCTTCACCAGGAGCACCGTTGGCACCGTCTTGACCCGGCGGGCCTTCGCCGCCCACCGCCGAGTTGGCATAGGGTAACTGGTTCCACGGCAGCGTACCGTTGCCGATCTTGAACTTGCCAGTGTCGCTTTCGACACCAAATTCTCCGGCGGCCAGCGTCGGGTTTACATTGGTCCATGCCAGCAGAGTGCCGTTGCGCGGGATGATACGACGGGTTTCCGTAGCCATTAGGGCCGGCCTCCGATGATGGTATTGATGGGATTGATCGGGGGCGCGACATCGCCGCCGCTCAGGGATTTCAGCTCGGAGAAGTTGGTGTCTGGCCTGCCGCCGTCGATCGACGAAATCTCAGACTGATTGAGCGCTGCTGTATCCGATCCTTCGGGGAAAAATCGAACCCCGTGAAACTCGCCAGCCATGCTTTACTCCTGCAATTCGCCGCTGATCTGCGTCGTGTAACCGCTGCGCTTATCGAACCGGTGCACGGCGGACCGGACAGTAAAGGCAACCCCATCGATGCCTGACCTGACATTAGCGAATGTGACGACGCTTCCACCCCGGATCGTCGGATCGCCGACGACCGTGGCACTGAACTGGAACCCTTGGCGAAGAAGCTGCTTTGCCTTGGACTTCGCCGCGGCCTCCGCTTCGCCCTTGCTGGCGAACGGCTGGTCCATCGTGAACGATCCGGTTCCCGATTTTTCCGCCGGTACCTTCACCTCGACGCGCTTGCCGGTAGCACGATCCATGTAACAGGCGATGACATCCTCGTACCTCGTCCGCTCGGAGCGCACAAAACTGGCAGACCCCGGTGCAAGCGTTGCACGCGTTATCACGTAGGGTGTCAGGGGCAGGCCAGTGGGTGTAAGGCCTGAGCCGCGGACGGCGAAGATCACGGTCTGGTTTTTGATCGAGAACAGCGCATTGTGGCGTTTCGCGATCCGCTCGAGGAAAGCGACATTGCTCTCACCGATCTGGCCAATCCATTCGTACCGGAAAGAGGCAATCTCTGGAGCCACAGATGATTTCAGCCCGCCTTCGCTGGCAATTTTCTTGACGAGATCGCCAAGGGTGATGTCGTCGAAGTGCCGTTCCTTCTGGTCTTTCGTATCGCCGCCCAGGTCCGCGCTTTTGCCGGTGATCCTCAGGGCGTAGGGCAGGACCCTGATCTCGATCTCTTCGGCTATAAATTCGCCCATGAAGGCGGCTCCCGAACCGGCATAGCCCATCTGGACCGAAATGATAGCACCCGGCTTCGGCAGCTCCGCCGGTGGATCGTCGGCCAGTTCCAGTTCAACGCGGTCGGCTGACAGGCCTTCTTCGTCCATCACCGTTACTGACATCAGGCGCTCGGTGAAGACCCCGCTGACGGGCTTGCCGTCGACTGTGATGATGATCTGCGGTCTCGACATGGATCAGTCCCACAATGTGACGACAGGGATCAGCTTGGCCTGGTCAGGCAGGTCCGGCAGCGTAATGCGCGTCCCGGCCGGGAGGATCAGGCCGAGGGCGGCAAGACCTGGGTTGGCATCCAGAACAGACTCCACATAGCCGCTCTCGTCGCCGTAGGCCGTGCGACAGACCTGATCGACGGTTTGGGGGGTCGGGGTCACGTAATTCATGAGAACAGCCCCACGACCGCAGATAGTGCGCTGACCGGCGACAGCCCGCCCTGATACTTTGTGAGGCTGATCGAATAGGCGTTCCTCAGCGGTGCGCCTTGGCCGTCGAAGACGTTCTGTTGCTCGGAGATATCCTCGACGACGTACATGCCGAAGACGTTGAACAGGTTTCCCGTGGCGTCGACCAGTGGCAGCTGCAGCCCATTGGCCGCAGCTGCCTTGATCCCTTCCAGCGACAGCTGCCCACCGAAGTGGCTGAACACCACTCCGCCGATGGTTTCGGTCTGGCTGTCACCTCCCGTCCATTGCATCCGGTCCATGCCGCCGGCGACGGGAATCTTGGCCCAGCTCGTTTTCTGGGACTTCGACCGGTCGTTGAAGCCGAAGCCGAGGGCCTCGAACTGGAAGAGTCCGAGGGCCATAAGCGACATGCCTGCCATCAGTTTGCATCCGAATAGTGGGAGCGCATCAGCGCGCCGGTTTGCCGCCCGAACTCGCGGCTCAGCTCCTCCGCCGTGGCCCCGGGAGGGTTGGTCAGGATGATGTCGCCAAAGGTGATGTTAGCCGGACCCTGCGTGCTGCGCCCCCCGGTGACACGCTGCGCAGAAAGACTGCGCAGCTGGCCCGCCGTGGCCACATAAGCCGCGCGGGATGGTGTGATCAGCTCCGGGCCCCGTTCGCCAGTCAGGTAGGTCTTACCCGCAGCCACCGCACCGCCATAGACCCGGGCTCCGGAAATCGCGGGTCGGTTGCCCCGCCTGCGATCCCGTCGCCCATTGCTGCCGGCACTCGGCTCACCGTCGCCAAGACTGATTGTGCCGACCGCGCTCGCAATCTCTCCGGGAATGCCTCTCACCCACTTCATGAGGTCGGCGAACTTCGCCTTCATCCCGTCCCACAGCTTCTGGACGGCGTCAGAGCCGATCGCCAACAGGCGGGTCGGTAGACTTTGGATGGCAGCGATGATGCCTGCCGTCATGTCACGGGCACGCTGCTCGATGCTGGCCTTCTCGCCGTCCGAAAGGATGTTGCGGCTAAAGAAATCGGGTCCGAAGAAACCGGTGATGTATGACCACAGATCGCTGGCGGCTGTCTTGATCCAGTTCAGCGCATCGCCAGCGGCGCGTCCGATCTCGGGGAAGCGATCGAGCGCCGCCTTGACGGCGTTGACAGCAGGATGTGCATCCCACAGTGCCGACGCCACACCGCGCATGATCGCAGCAACGCGATCCCAGTTTTTGTAAATCGCAGTGCCGGCCGTTCCGATGGCCAATGCGGCCAGGGCAATGCCGCCCCATAGGGGCGCGCTGATCCCGGCGACGACCCCTGCGACGCTGGCAAGGCCGGACGCAACGAGAGACAGCCGGGTGACGCCCGCGAGACCGCGCAGAGCGGCACCCACCTTGCTGACCGTGGTGACCTTGCTGCCATCCATTGCCGCCAGCGCCGCCGACAGGGCCATCTGTGACCGTGCGGCGCCAATCAGGCCACCAGAGGTCCGCCCGATCATGCCCATGCCCTGCGCCAGTAGCCACAGCGCGCCGCCGCGCCCATATAGGCCAGCTAGTTTCAGGCCGAGGAAGCCGATGCGGAGACCGATCAGGGCAGAGCTCACACGAAAGATCGTACCGACCAGTTCGCGGTTCTGCTTGATCCATCCCGCGATCGCCGTGATGTAGGGCGTGACGCTTTGCATGGTTTCGGTCAGGACCGGAATCAGCGCGTCGCCGAGCGTGATTGCCAGTTCGCGGCCCACGTTACGGAATCGCTGAAGGTCTGCCTCGAAGGTCTTCGATCGAGACTCATATTCCTTGTACGCGGATCCAGCATAAGCTGCCGAGTCGGCCACGTAGCCGAGACTTTCCCGCAGCAGGTCGGTGTTGCTCATCAGGGCCGACAGTGCTCGTGCCTCGTCTCCGAAAATGTCGGACGTCACCGCCGCCTGCATCTCTTTCGGCAGGGCGGCGATGCGTTCCATCACATCGATGATGGTCTCGGTCGCATCTTCCTGCATACGCTTCGCCACGTCGACCGACGATAGACCCAGATCGTCCATCGCGCTGCGTTGGCGCTTGGTTGCACTGGTACCCTTCGTCAGGGCACGGCCCATGTTGCGGAAGGATGTAGCGGAAACGTCCACTGCCTGTCCCGCGGCTAGCATCGCTGCGCCGAAGGCCGCAGCCTCGTCCGGATCGAGGCCGAACTTGGCAATGTCGCCAGCGATGCTCACCATGAATGCGGACAGGTCCGGCGCGTTCGCCGCCATGTTGTTCGTCAGATGGTTGACGGCATCGGCCAGCAGCAGGGTGTCGTCCATGCCCAGCCCAAGCGCGTTGCGCATGCTGTTCATGAACGTGCCGGCGGCGTCCGCGGACACACCAAATGCCGTCTTCAGTTTCGCCGCCATCTCGACGTACTGCTTGAGCTCCTCCCCCCGAAGGCCGCTCTCGCCGCCCTTGGCGGCCAGCTCGGCCAGTTCCTGAGTTGCGACAGGGATTTCCTTGGACAGGTCGAGGATAAACTGCTGGAATTCCTCGAACGCCTCGGGGGTCGGGAAGTCAACGACCTTGCGAACGTCGGCCATGGCGCTCTGGAACTCCATGGCGGCCACGACCGGCCCACGGATCGAGGCAGCGACTGCGGCCGCCGCGGCAAGAGAGCCGACCATTGCGCCCTGAGTCTGGCGGATCGAACGCTGATTGCGCTCGATCGCCTTGCCCGTCCTGTCCATGGCCTCCCGGACGTTGCGGGACGGTCCGGATACCCGGTCGACCAGCGACAGGATCAGTTCGCTCGAAAGACGGGCCATGGCGTGTCCTACTTCTCGGGGTGTTCGGCGCGCAGGATCGGATCAATCTGCGCGTGGTACCGGAAGAACTTCACGTCTTCCCATTCTTCGACCTGGTCGATGGGTTGGTGCAAGTACCGGGCGATCTCTGCGATCATGCGGCGCCAGCTTGTGCCTCCGCCGTCAGCCTTGCCATCTCTTGCTGAGCCAGCTTCGTTGTCCGCTTTCCCAGCAGGGGAATCGTCGCCTCCGCAATCTCCTCCCAGTCGTCGGCGTCCAGATCTTCAATCACAGGCAGCGGGATGTCGGCCATGCTGGCCATCATCGCCATGTGCTTCCGGGTCTCGCCCTTCACCAGGTCGGTCGCGATCAGGTCTTTCGCCTTACGGCGTCGGAAGGTCAGTTCGGAGATGGTCTTGCCATCGAAGGTGACGGGGAATTCCAGCTTGACCGTTACGGTTGCGGGTGCATCGGTGGACATGATGATTCCTTGGAGGGGTGAAGGTTGTGGAATTGATCGCATTGGCGATGTGCGCCGTCGTCGCAGATATGCAGACGGTGCAGGCTGGCTACCTGCCGGAATCGACAAGGCGTGAATTCGAGCCTTACGTCGCTTACGACCAGTATTCAGGCCCCATGATGGTGTCCGCTGGTGGCGATCCGCTTGCGGTTCTCACAGCCACGACAGACGCGACCGCGAAGGTTGGCGCGATGGATGCGAAGGAACGCCTGGACGCGATGACGTCGTGCGACGTCAGGTACAAATACCTCGCAATGTGAAAGGGCCGCAATAGCGGCCCCATCATCACTCAGAGCCGCAGCGCGTTCGCCCGGCCAGGGAACTGCTCGACACCGCCGACCCAGAACCGATGCGGCGTGAAGCGGATGATTTCCTGATCGTCGATGAACAGGGTGCCGCTGTGCACCGTCATGTCGTAGGAGTGCTCGCCCTTGGTACCCGACGCCCAAGACCCGGCGTCAATCTTCTTCACATCCCCGACCATCTGGAAGCGGCAGGAGTGCTCGGTGCCGTCCTCGTCGGCCATGTAGCCGTAAGCGACCATCGAGGACGCGGCCCCAATGCCGAACAGCTTGAGCATGTCCGGATCGAAGCTTGTCTCGGTGAAGGAACACTCGGTCGTCTCGTAACCCATCGCGATCTCGATGGGCTTGATCATGCCGGCGTTGCGGAACGACTCCATCGTCTTTTCCAGCACGGGAATCGTGATCTCGCTGCACTGCCCGATGCGGGAGCCGGGGGCGCCTGGGGCGAAGAGCGAAACGTCCTTGATGACGTAAGCGGGAAGTTTCTTGGCCATGTTCAGAGCCTCCTTAAATCAGGTTACCAGTGTCTACGGTCCCGCTGATCTGATCGTACAGCAGTTCGTAGGCAATGGTCGTGTTGCGGTAGGCGGCGATGCGGATGTCGTTCGCGGGCGCCGGCGGTTCGTAGCGCATGGCGAACTTCAGGATTCCCTGAACGCCATCATCACCGGTCTGCTCGCTCGACAACCCGAACTCAGAACCGGGCAGGAGCATGCCCTGATTTTCCAACGACACCAGGACAGCCAGCCCGGACATGGTCATCTGATCCAGCAGGCCCTTTGTGATCGGCCGATCAACAAACTGGATGAAGGCGCGCTCGATGCTTTCGTTCACCAAATTTGCCATGCGAACCACGCTGGCAAATTCCCAGATGGTCCCGACGGCACAGGTCCGCGCGCCCCAGGTGCGGAACCCGTTACCGCGGTTGATGATCGTGTTGACGCCGTTCTGGTTCAGGTAGTTCGACTGCACCCCGTAGGTGACCGGACGGTTCGTACCCTGAATGCCGTTGATCAGCTGGTTCGACTCCTCGTAGTGCGGGCCGAAGAGCTGATCCATCTTGGAGCGCAAGCCTGCCCAGATCGCAGAAGACGGATAAGCGACGGGCGTGCCATCGACCGACTTCAGAACGCGGGGATCCACGAACTTGACGTACCGGCTCCCGATCAGTTGCCGGGCCTGTACGGCCTGCGCATCAGTGCCATCCGGCCCGTCTGCGTAGAAGAAGCCACGCAGCGTCTCGGCGATGCCCTGTGCTTCGGCAATCACGGCATTCAGGACTGTGCCCGCCGTGGCGGAACCGGTCGCATCGGAACCATCACCCGTGATCGTCACCGTCAAGGCACCGGTGTAGCCGGTGCCCGGCTTGATGATGTTGATCCCGGTGATGACACCGCCCGCCATGACTGCCTCGAGCTCGGCACCCGTCCCACCGGTCGCCCCGGCTACCGTCACATCGGCGGTCGTGTAGCCGGTACCGCCGGCGGTCACCGTTGCCGTCAGAACGCCATCTGCCACGCTGCCCACGGTCAGACCCGGCGCCGCGAGGATCTTCGGCGAGGGCAGGCCCAGGGAGGTGGCTTTCTTGAAGGCGTGGATTCCGGTGAGCTGTGTCGCGTCGCCCACAGCGGCGGCCTGCGTCTCGCTGTCTTCGGCCCCGGCATCGATCAAGATCAGAACGATCTGACAACCGCTCTGATCGTAGACACTGTCGACGTGCTCGCGGACATTCGCGGGAAGCTGTGCCGCGTCAGTTGCAGCGTTCAGAAGGATCGGCGTGTCGATGGCAACGCCGGATGGCAGGTCGGTTGGATCGACTGCGATCAGCAGGCCAACGGTGGACGTGCTGACCAAGGAAACCGACACAGGATCATTCCCGGATTGAAAAACCCGAGCGCCGTGGAATTTCTCCACCATTTCATTTCTCCATGAGATTGAGTGCAGGCGCTCGGCCTGCCGATGCCTTGCCTAAGGGCGGTTTGGCGTCCGGGCTTTGCCGGAATGGCTTATCGGAAGCGCCACAGGCTGACGGCCAGCCACATGGCCAGACGCCGCATTGGGCCGACACCATCAGCCCTGATCGCGTCTTGAAAAATCGCGGCCGCCGTCAGCCGATCCCATCCGCGAACAAGGAGGTCGTCGTGCAGCGCAGCTGCCTTCAGATATCGCGGATCATGCGGTGAGAATAAGGGGCGGACAGGCGTCGGGATAGACACGTCGAAGATGACTCCGACCCGGACGGTTACCGACAGGCCAGATCCCTTCATGCCCACATCCCAGACTAGTGGCTTGGTGATCCGGTAGGTATCGCTACCAGCGATGCGGACGCACCAATCCGAGACATCGGTGTAAGCGCTCATGTCAGTCGTCAACGACCAGGCCGAGCCCGACCGCCTTGGCCTTTGCGGTGGTCTTTGCCCCCTCCAGCACCGCCTCGACGCCAGCCGCGTCCGTCGCCCCATCAATTGCCGCCGCGGTGTTGCGCCGGATTCCCGCTACGGCGCCGACGACGGTTTCGTAAAGCGTAGCGCGCGCAGCAATAGTCTCGGCTACCTCCGTCAGCGACAGCCCGACCAGATCAGCCTCGACTTGGAGGATGGGAGCCGGAGTTCCGGTGGCGAGGAACGCCCGAGCCTCGGCAGCCTTGGTCGGCCACGATGCGATCTCGTCGCGAGGGATACCGGCGCGCAGTTGCTCGGTCAGCCGGTCGATCCAATCGATCATCATTGCCTTTGCATTTGCACGAATTGCGGACAGAGGGGTCGCGATCGGCTGCCATACGGGGGCATCGTCTGAGCCCACGTTTTCCAAGCCATCGACAGCTTCGAGCCTTTCGCCGTACTGCGCATGGTAGGCGATAATCTCGGGACTGGAATTGTCGTAAACGACGCCTGAATATTCACCATCCGATAATTTGACCGCGTATTTCATTGGGGATATCCGGTGTTGTTAGAAGGAAAAGAGACCCGAAACCGTTGGCGTATTAGGTGCCAGGTTGCATCCGCCCAGCATACCGCTACACGCCGCCATCGAGCCCGAAAGCAGCGTAAGATCACTTGAACTGTTGGCGGCACCTTTTCGCAGGTTGGCAGTCACAAACGAGGCACGGCTTCCTTTTTGCAGCCGAGCGCCGCCCAGGCCGCATCCGGTCGCATCCATGTTGTTTCCGAGGCAGAGCGACAAGCTGACAGCATCGACACCGTAAGTCGCAGCCCCGCTCACGTCCGCATATTCAAGGTTAGCGGATGAAAGGTTCGCAATTAAAATGCCGGTGTCACAATTCGAGAAGTCACCATACGGTGCGCGAAGTGTCGAGACGCGCAAAAATGCGCCCATGCCGCCACAGTTGCGAATGCCAGAGTTATCCTCGAAGATGATTGGCCCCCCGGCCCGCAAGGCAGAGATGCCGTGCCTCATGGCGGAAAGGCCAGCAGTGTTCATTTCGAATTGAACGCCGATGACAGGGCAAGTAGCTCCGTCGATTAACGAAAATGCAGGAAACTCGCCAAAACCATTATCAGTATTCAAGGCATCGCGGGCAATCGTAACCACGGATGCCTCTGAAACGATCTTAATGTTGGAAAGATCAACAGCGCGCATGACGACTTGCTCCTCCATCACATAGCCGTTTTTCAACGTGATGGTGTGGACGCCCGCATTTTCGCCGAACGACAGGCGATAGCGGGACAACTCTGCGAGAGCCGCGTTGATGGTCAGGAAATCACCCGTCGCGCCAACCGTCACGTTGATTTTGTCGGCACGCGAGAGATCGTCGACGCGACCGCGCAGCCAATTGGTGCGGCTTGCGAGCTGCTGCGCCTGGATGTTGGCGAAACCCTGCCCAAGGTCGAGGTTCGGCACACCACCGACAACTGGATCAGTTGTCTCCAACTGGTAGACACCATCAACCCAATCCGGCGTTTCGATCAGGTTTGTCATGCGACGGCTCCATAGGTGAACGCGCCGTCATACGAGATGGCACTGTTATATAGGTTTGCGGCTTCGGTGTAGGAAAAGTTCACGAGCTTGCACCTGACAGGGGCAACTTCGGCCAGAATGTCTCTGATGTTTTCCGCTTGTCTGATTGATATTGGCCGCCCGAGAATGATCGAGTATTCGGCCCACTTTGTCGGGTCGCCGTAGGTTTGCGTGCCATCGAAATTGTAGAAGCCATTGTAGAGTACGCCACCTTTGCCCTCGCGGATCGTCGGAGCATTATAGCCGGCGGCTATGATCGCTCTCCGGATCGCGCCGATTGTCCCTTTTCGGCGATGCACGAAAATCGACGCGACGATGACCGATCGCTTTTCTTCTTCAGTCCACTGATCGTCCCACGTATCGACAGAAAACGACCAGGCCAGCCACGGCAGAAAACGGGCGGGGACACTGGTCGGATCGACCAAAGTATTGACCGGCGCGGCCAGTTCCAGACGACGCTCGGCAAGAGCATCAAAGGCTTCTTCAAGTTCCGTTGCATTTGGCGGTGTCAACTTCGTCATGGTGCAACCGTCACAACGATGGCCCCGACGACGCCAACCTCGCCGTCCATCACAGCAACCTCCGCAGAGGGTTCGATCAGCGCCACGCTATCGACTCCCGGCTGATGCAAGGCCGCGTATATCCCCGACAACGGCACAGGCTCACCGATGACGCGGCGTGATGCTGCATATTTTGTGGCGGCGTCCTGTGAGGCCTGCCGGACAATCTCCGCGTCCGGGCCGGTCCCAGTTTCAAGCGTAGCCGTGATGTCGTAGGCTACGATCGCAGCGGGCTGGACAATCACCGTGTCGCAAAGCGGTCGCACATTCTCACCTGAAAGCGCATCGAAAATCTTATCTGTTAGATCAGTCACCTGATCGCCATTCGCGTCGGCGGCGTAGTATGTCACCAGAACGCTGCCGGGGGACGGGCTTGTGACGGTCAGGCTGATGATCCGGGCATCTACGGATAGAGCGTGGAAGCGGTAGGCATCGCGCGGGCCCGCGGTGCTGAACCCCTCCAGGGCAAGCTGGGCCCGATACCGCAGGGCGGTGTCGCTCTCATAAACCGCATCGACCACAGGCGTGACGGTCAGGTCCGCAGGGGACAGCACAAGACGCACGACGCCAAACAAGGCGGCAAGGTTGTCGAGATCGGCACCGGATGCGGTCGCGATAAATGCACCCCGACCGGCATCGTTGATTCGCGCCCGCAATAGGAGCTCCCGATAGGCGAAGGCCTCCATGAGCATTACGACCGGGTCGGATTCCAGATCAATAAAGGGATACACCAGATTGGCGTAGGCCTTGATGTCCACAAGGATTGCCTCGAACGACAGGGTCTGGATCAGGTCGGGCAATGGAACCCGGGACAGGTCAATCGCAACGGTCATAGTGCCACCTCTCCAGAGACTGGATTACCGTCGTACGTGCCACGAATGATCAGCCAGATGCGGCCCTGAGCATTCACGCCTGCCACCTCGGCGCCGTTCATTGTGAACCGAGGTTCCCATCGCGCGATCGCATCGGCCGATGCCGCGTAGATCGCCAGGATGGTGCTGCTGTTCAGTGGTCGATCGACCAACTCTGGCAGAACCGAACCGAACTCGCGGCGCATGACGCGGCTGCCGATCGGGGTTGTCAGGATCACACCGATCGACTGCAACACGGCGGGCCAACCCGTCAGCACAGCCCCGGTCTCCCGATCCATTACTTCACCGCATCAGCCTTGGCGGACTCGGTCTTCGATGCCGCCTTGACCGGCACCGGTTCAAGCCGGCCCTCTGCAAGGAAGGTCTGTGCCTGACGCTCGGTGAGGTCGATGTGCTTGTTCACGTTGTAGAACGTGCCGTAGATGAAGCCCTCGGTCTTGACGCGGTATTTCATGGGTCAGTCTCCTATTGCGGCGCGCCGGTAATACCGGCGGGATCGCCATGCGGGTGTGTGTGGGTGTCGCCCACGTTCGTTCCGTTGTGGGTGAGCGAGGTTCCGGTGATGAAGACTGCACCGCCAGAGATCGTGATGCTGGCCGCTCCCTGCGTCAGTGACACCGCTTCGGCGGTGATGAGCAGGTCGCTGCCCCCCAGGGTCAGGCGAAACTCGCCCGCCTGGTTGTGTGGCCTCTCACCGTCAGCAAAGCTGGAAAGCGCGATCACGGCATCCGTCAGGTCGCCGCTCTCGCTCGTGACTTTCACCTTCTGGCCGACAACAGGCTCGGCTTGTATCTTCAGATCACCGCTGGAGAGGCTTTCGACTCCGATCCACGGGCTGACAAAGCCGTCCCGACCTATGGCGACGCGGTATCGCCCGGTGGCAGGGTCTGCCTCGACAATCCGACCCTCGCGGCTGCGACCGCGCGCCTGGCGCTGCAGCTCCGCGATATCACGCGCCAACTTGGCGATGATGCCCGGCAGATCATTCATCCGTCACCGCTGACACGAGGTCATCGCCCCCGGGGTAAATTGGGCCGTAGCCCAGATGTAGCGCCTCGGCCGCGGTGTTGCCGCGCGATGAGGCGACGATCTCGTGGTCGAGGTAAGGCAGGCCGACGCCGAGGAACTTGTTCACGATCTCGGCCATTGCAGGGTTAAGTTCGGTCACTGCATCCGAGAACAGGCGCCAGACCGATGTCGGTGTCACATCCTGCCCTGGAACCGGATCGGGCAGCGCCTCGATCATGATCCGCAGTTGCCTCGCGGCCAGACGGACACCATGATCCGATGTCGATGTCCGGCGGCGCTCGATCTTTTTCGTGCTGCCATGGGTCCGACGCCAGATGTCAGCCCACCGGCCGGGGCCGGTCAGTGCCGTCGTGATCTGGCGGTCAATCAGGTCGAGCGTCAATTCCATTGCGGCATCAGTAAAGGGAATGTTGATGCCCTCAATGACGCTTTCACCCGTGTCGGGATTTGTGGTTACCATCGGAGAGGCAATGCCGAACTCGCAGACAAAGGCCGTCGTCCCATTCTGTCGCAGATCGCGGAGATCCACGTCAGCTGCATCGCCATCATCCGTGTAGACCAGGATGAACGGGCGATCCTCTTCAGTCCGCGCCTCGCCGTCTCCGTCGATGGTGAGTGCCGAGAAGTCGCTGTCGCGCACGTTGTCACCAACCAGTGTCTGGCCGCGCAGCGCCTGAACGGCAGCGGTGCGAAGAACCCATCTCGCAAAGCTCATACCGCCCCCAAGTGCAGGATCATGCGACCGGACTGCCGATCGGTGATGTTGAGAATTTCGAAGAACGGCTGCCCGTCGCGGTCGATCAACCTGATCTTGTCGTGTTCTTTAAAGAAGGGCAGGGGCTCGGTTGCGAGGTCGATATAGGCGCGTGCCTTCCCCGCGTTCATGCGACCTCCCCATGACTGGGCCCGCCCGCCAGAGACGTTGCGCTCCTCGTTCGTGCCGACGCGAACAACGGCGGTAAAGGTCAGTCGTTCGCGGGACGTGTCGACGATGCCGCCGACTAAGGGGAAGTGCAGGATGTCTTCCGACATGACGCTATCGACGGCGCTGATAGCGCGGGCCTGAATTTCACCGTAGCGCGCAACCATGGCCTGCCATCCGTCGAATGAAGATGTCGGGGCGCGCTGTGGGCGCGCCCCATCCTTTCGTTCAGCTCTGCTCTTCGGCGCTCAGGGCCGCCCAGACCTTGTCGCGCTCCGTCGCAGTCACTGGCTCGGCACCCTCTGCCAGGCGCTTGTTAATGGCGGACAGGTCCGGCAGCCCGCCTTTGGTGAACTCGTTTTCACCCAGCCCGGCAATGACGGTCGCGATCGCCTGTTCGCGCGGATCGTCGAACGTCACCGGATCAGCGGGGCTGGTCGATGGCGCCTGTCGGGTTGCCACCGCCTTCGCCTTGGCCTCACCGACAGCACCGATCTTGACGAGCCGGTCGAACTCGTCGTCGGGCAGATCGTCTGGCAAGGTCTCGCCCGTACGGAATACACCGGCCGACGTGCGCAGGCCTTTCGTTGCGACATAGCCCATCAGATCACCGTCGCCTTCAGGGTCGCGTTCGGGCGACCGGGGACGAACAGCGGCGCCGACTGAGACATGACCTGCAGACCGGACGGGTCTTCCTCCTCCCACATCTTCGGGAAGATATCGAGCGGCATCAGGTTGGCCGACTTGTCCTGGATGGCTCCGAAGCAGCGAAGGCCGTGCACGCCGCCGGTCCCGTCGTCCTCGGACGGACGCGCCACCATGACGATGTCGTTCGCCGCGATGGCGCGCGACAGGTTGCCGTCCTGATCCTTGAATCGCCCCGCATAGACCCACAGGCGGAATTCGCCCCATTCGCCAGCATAGCGGACGCCCTCCATCGCCACCTGTGCTTGCAGGTTCGGAGTGTTCGTCACGCCGCGGCGCAGCTCGGCCTCGGCCCGGACACCCGCATTCTGCCGGAAAAAGCCCCATGCCTCGGGCGACAGGATCACGTCGGTGCCGGCATGTCCGGACAGTTCCAGCATTTGCACGGACCAGTCCTCGAACATTGCAGCGATGTCGGATGCGCTGTTCGACCAGATGTTCCCGGCGCCGGTCACCACAATCTCGTTGTCCGGCGAGCGACCGAAGTCGATCTCGACCCGCGGATAGTCCTCGCCCTGCACGATTACCTTGCCATCGATGATCGCGCGTGCGGCCATCCATTCCCAGCGCTCTTCGATCTGCCGACGCTGCGTCGACAGGGTGTCGACCATGGCGTTGTCCATGCGCGCCTGTGGGGTCAGATCACCCAGCAGGTCTTCGCCGGCGCCGCGCCGGATGAAGTCCCCCGGCTTCAGGAAGTGCTTGGGCTTCAGGTACGCGGGCCGAAAGGTCTTCACGTTGAACCCGGACCGACGCTGCGGTTTCGCCTGGACGACGGGCGACACGAACGGCGCCATCGTCGGCAGGTCTTCGAGAATCTCGTCGAAGACGATCTCTTCCTTCGTTGAGAGGTAAGGCTCGGCGCGGAAGAAGGTGTCGAGGAAAAACCGACGCGGGGTGCGGACGGTCCGGATGGTCTCGACCATTTCGGCCGTCGAGTAATAGACGTTCTCGGGCATGTCGATCCTCCCGTTATGCCGCGTCGGGGGCAGCGCCCCACTTGCGGAGATTGATGCCGCGCCCGGACAGGGCGGTCTTGGTCGGCGCCAGCGCGACGCCGTTCAGGCCGACGACTTCCTCGTTGAAGTCGCCGTCGGTGTAGACCGCCAGCAGCTGGTCGGCCGCGAGCGTCAGGGTGAACGGCATGATGGCAAAGGCCTTGGCGGCCGTGACCAGCGCCGACAGCTTGTCGGTCGCCGTGTCGATTTCGAGGACGTCGCCCCGGGCGTATGTGCCGGCGGCGATGGTCATCGGATTGCTGCGGATATGACCCGAGTAGAGATCGTCATCGATGTCGACCGGGTTGATCAACGAGCTTCCGGCGAGTTGCTGAACCATGGTGTGCTCCTCAGTTCACGTTGCTGGGAAAGCGGGCCTTGGCGCGGTCAACCAGGCTCGACTTGGGCTTGTCAGGCGTTGCCGTGTGGCCACCGCCTGCACCCGCCTCCGCGCCGACGCGCTCATCGATCGGAACGATGGTCTGCGGCTTGGCGCCGGGGGCGGCGGCGTTGAGAACCGGGGCCGCCTGCTCGGCGGTCATATCGGTTTCCAGCGCGATGGCCTGCGCCTGACCTTCGCGCCCCTTGGCTGCGTCACTGGTCAGGATCGACTTGATCCGGGCCCGCTCTGCCGTTGCCCCCTCGGCCCGTGCCGCATTCAGCGCGGCGGCGTCGGGTGCGGCGGGGGTGGTTTCCGCCGCCGGGGAATTCTTGTCTTGCGACATTGTCGTCCTCACTTTCGTGGTTGTGCCCCCGGCGGGGGCGGTTGATGCCGCAAGATCAGCGGCGACCTGCTCGAAGGTCCCGACCTCGTCGGCAAGGCCGAACCCGATCGCTTCTTCGCCGAGATAGACGCGGGCCTCGGTGGCCTGCGCCGCTTCGCGTGATAGACGGCCGCCGCGCCCGGCTGCGACCGTATCCAGAAAGATGCCGTAGTGCTTCAGGACCTCGGACTGCAGGTCAGACCGGACGGCGTCGGACAACGGTCCGAACGGATGCCCGTCGACCTTGTGGGCGCCGGCATGGATCAGCGTCACTGCCACGCCCTCGGCGGCAAGCTGATCTGAACGGTCGGCGTGCATGAGAACGACGCCGATGGAGCCAGTGAGCGAAGTCTGCGAGACAACGATCCGGCCGGCGCCGCTGGCGATCCCATAGGCAGCGCTGGCCGCCATGTCGTTGACCACAGCGACGACGGGCTTCTGGGCGTTGATCGCTCTGACCTTCGCCGCGAGCCCAGCCATACCGAGCGCTTCGCCCCCCGGGCTGTCGATGTCGAGGATGATCGCCTTGACCTCGCGATCGCTTGCAGCGTCGTCGAGCTGGGCCCCGATCCCCTCGTAACTGACAAGGCCGGAGGCCGCACCGATCCACGATCCACGATTGACCAGGGACCCGACGATGCTGATGACCGCCACACCGTTCGCTGCGGGCGACAGGGCGTAGCGTCCGTCTCCGCGTTTGCGAGTGCCGTAGAATGCGGTTGCCTCCGGCTGTTCGCGAACCGGCGTCGCCGATGTCGTGGCGATACCCGGAAGACGTCCGTCCAGGGCAGACAAGATGATCCGGGCTTTGTCCGGATGCAGCATCAGCGGCCGGTTGATCGCCCGTTCGGCGATCTGGTGCAGCGCAATGCCGGTCATAGAAATCTCCTTCCAGATCGCGCGGCGAACCGGCGCGACGGTGTTTCGCCGCGCTCGATCGCGCAGGCTTTGGCGGCCTCACGGATCATGCGTTCCAAGGTCGGGAGGTCGGCCCGTCCGAACTTGGTCATGTCCTCGCCGAAGCGGACCTCGCTGACCGACCTCCCCATTGCGATCTCGTCCCGCGCGGCCTTGAGGCGCGCGAGGCGATCGCATTCCGTTTCAGTGGGCATTGTCATCCTCGCCATTGTCTTCGGCCGTGGCCGAGGTCGCCCCGCCGCCGACCCCCATCAGGACAGGTTCCGGCAGGTTGTATTCCGCGCGCAACGCCATCGCCTCGGCACGGTCGGCAAGCACGTCCTCGTAATCGTGACCCAGCTCAGCGCAGATCATCTGCTCGGACAGCACGCCCATGCCCAGCCATGTGCTGTGCGCCTTGGAAAGCTTCACCTCTTCCCCGATCGGCTTCGCGCCGCCGCGCCAGAGCGCACGGGTGGCCGCCAGCCGGTTGTTTAGGAAGCCGACGATTCCGCCCGGGAAGGGGATCGTCCCCCGCTCGATCTCCTCTTCCAGCCATGCTTCGTAGAAAGGCTGGCTGGCCGGGGCGACAATGAAGCGGCGCCGCGCCTTCGTGATCTCGAACATCTCCGCCGACGCCCGGTTTAGCGAGGCGTACGACGAGGCGCTGTAATCGCCCGAGTAGCTCTCGTAGATCAGGCCGAGGCACCGCGCGATTTCACGCAGCAGCATCTTCGAAAACTCCGGGTAGTTTCCGCTGGGGTGCTCGGCGGTGTGGAACTCCAGTTTTTGCTCCGGGAAGAGGTGTGCGACCCTGCCATTCAGCCGATTGTCGAACATCGCGCCGTCGCCATAGAAATCCGCCGCCATCTCCAGATAGGCGGTCATGGGCGAGACGCCGTCACGGACCATCTCCGCCCGCTCCCTTGGGGTCAGCAGTCCCTCAATGGCTTCCTCGGTCGTGCCCTCCGAAGTGATTGTCGCCGCGAAAAGCGTCTGCACGATCGCCGCAGCGAGGGTGGCATCAGACAGCTCGTCGAACTGGCGGATCACCTGCAACGCCGGGGCCAGCGGCGTGATACCACGGCACGTCTCCGGCGGGCCGTTAAACACATGCACCATGCGCGGACGTCCGTAAGCCCCCAAAGCGTTGATGCGTTGGCCGTATATGTTGGCGGCTTCGTCCCGGTGCGGCTTGATCTCGAATCCCAGCGCAAAGCCATCGATGTCCAGGAAGACCCCATTGACCAACCGGTCGGGACCTGACGACCGACGCGACAGGCGGGTGGGTGACATTAGCCGGAACTTAGTCCCGGTGTTCGACCAGGGCCGCTTCTTCCATGCAACCTCGGCCAGTATCTCGCCGGTCGCCAGCCAGTGTTGAAATGCTGCCGCCTGCATTTCGCCAAAGGTCCGGCGGCCTTCGATGTCGCATTCCATCGGGTTACCGGCCCACAGATCCCAGCGACGCTCGACCAGCTTGTTCCAGTCGCGGGCTTCGTCCTTCGACATACCAATTAGCTCGGTCTCCGGCTGCGGCTTGAGCCGCAAACCGGTGCCCACGGTATTGGCGACAGCCTGATCGATCGCGCCCGCCAGCCATCCACTGTTGTGAATCGCATCGACCGCACGTGCCGTGGCTGCCTGCCACGACACACCAATCTCGTCCTGCGAGCGTCGCATCGCCGGGAACCAGTTCTGAAAACTGATCCCCCGGCCACCGCGCATGTAGGCAGATGTCGGTCGCCGGGCGTTTGATGTCGCCAGGTCTCCGCCCGGGGCGGGCGTGGCCTGACCACCCATCAGGCCCTTGAGACGATCGACCAGGCTCATCTACCGAGACCTTCCGTTGAGGCGGGCCCCAAGCCCGCGCAGGTGTGACGTACTTTCGTTGCTGGCAATCGACACTCCCGACGCCGCAGCCTTTGCCGGGATCCTGACCTCGACCGGTGCCCCTTTCGTTGGCCTGCGCGGCGGAACCGTCGGCCCCTTGGGGTCGGCCTTTGCCTCGCTGGCATCGGGGATCCGGTGAACGTTCAGGCTGTAGGCCGCCGCCGCACACAGGGCCTCGCAATCGAGGTAGTGGTTGTCGCGCTGCCGCTTGATCCAGGTCGGTTTACCGTCGACCACGATCCGTTCTTCGGACACCAGCTGGCGGCAGTAGTCCTCGCTGATATCCTCCGGCAGGTAAAAAGCGCCGGGCTGATCGAGTGGCATACGCAGGCGCGCCATCACGAGGCTTTTGAAGAAATCTGACGACAGGTGAACCATCTCGATCGACTTCTTCGACCGGCTGCCGTCCTTTTTGACCTCGATCTTCGCGGTGCGGTAGGGCTGTGCGGCCACGTCTTTGCCCTTTGTCGCATGGCATAGCCAGGACATCTGGTGGACGTACGAATAGACCCTGTGTTCGCTGCCCGGGTTCTTCTTGTTCGGGCGAAAGCCCGAGTCGATCAGGCAACGTTCGATCTGCCAGCCATCGATCGGCGTCATCAAAACGTCCGTCAGATCGTTCCAGACTTGGTCGTCGTCCGTTGGTCCGAACAGCTGACCATAGTCGATCAGCCAGGAGGTGCCGCGCGCGCCGAATGCCCGGATTGCGAAGTAGAGGCTTGTCCCCTGAACGTCGACGCCGGCCACGACACGTAAGGTCTGCTCGGGCACGACGCCGCGCTTGTACGGCAAGATGCGCGTCGCCTTCACATCCTCCCATTCAGGCACGTCGCCAGCCCCGGCGATGGCGTAGCATTCACCGAAGGACGCATTCAGCGCGGTCTGGATCCGCGAATGATCCCCAGAGGCAAGAGCCGTCAGGTACGTCTCCGCCCGCTGACCGATCGTGACAAAGGGTGAGCATAGGCCAGATGTCCAGAAGGACAGGGTCGAGGTCTCGACAGGGGCACCGGCAATCTCAGGGCCATCGTTCACGAACCGGATCGTCTCGCCGGGCGCGACCATGTCGCCGCGGGCGTTCATCCATGCCTTGTCGTCCTCAATCAGCACGCCCCCGCAGTGGGGGCATTCGACCCATGCCTCCGCGCGAGCCCGGGCCGGTGTCGCACCTTTCGGCCATTTGAGGCAGTCCAGGCGTGGGACGAAGTAGGTCTCGCACTGGCGACATGGCCACGCGAAATGGTGTCGTGTGCCTTCCTGCCAGAGCGACCAGATGGCGCTCTCGATGTCGTCCGGCTCGGCCTTCGACCAGAAGCGGAGACCGCTGTCGTCGTCGAGGTCGGTCACGATGAGGCCTCGGCTGCATGTGGACACCACGCCCGTGACGAAATCGGCATAGGTTTCGCCGCGGGCCTCGACCAGGCCGAGCACGTCGCCCTGACCTTTCACGTTCGACAGCATCTCGTCGTATTCGTCGATCAGTGCGAGCGCAGCCGGGTCCGACTTCAAGGCAGACGAGGATCCGCCGTGCGCCAAACGGACGGGCACGCCCGCGACATGCTTCAGCGTTTTCTTCATCCGACGGCCGCGGATCACCTTCGCCGCGAGCGTCTGCGCCTCATCCAGCAGTGACATCAGCCGTGGCTCGAACTGGTCGCGGATGAAGTCCGCCGTCGGACCGACGTAGAGGATCGGTGCCGGTCTCTGGTCGAGCCGGGCGCCGATGACGTCCAACATGTTGTCCGACTTGCCGGACTGAGCCGCCGTGACGGCGGCCGCTCTGCGGTAGCGGCGATTGCGATACATGCCGCCGTCGTGCAGCGCCGACGAGAACGGGATCATGTAGGGCGTCAGCCAAGGGTCGCGTGGGCCCGGCAGGCCCGCCGTTTCCGGATAGACGCGATTCGCTCGTGCCCATTCCGCCGGGGTCGATCGGCTACTCTTCGTCCAGATCGACGATGCCAGCTCGTAGAGCGACCGCGCGACCTTCTGCCCGGGCCCTGATACGATCGATGACACCGTCCGTTTCCGCCTCGATTTTGCGCCGCAGGTCGAGGTCACGTGTGACCCGTGCGGCAAGTCCGCTCATTTCAGAAAGCACCAGCGCCGCGAGGTCTGCGACGACAGCCGCAGCATCCTCGCTGGGTATGAGCCGCCCCTCGCGCTCGGCGATCCGCAGTTCTACTTCGCGGGTCCGGGCATCCGAAGCGCGGTTTGCCGAAGCTGCCTTGTTCCCCTTTTCCAGCAGGCTCTCGTAGTAAGCGACAATTCCGCGGACCAATTGGTGAAGGTCGTACACGCCGCGCGCTGAGCGCTGGAAAAAACCGTCCGTGGCCCGGAGACGCACCCATCTCGTCGTCATGCCGACAAGCTCAGCCGCCTGGGTCTGTGTGATCGTTTTCGGAAGGTCTGCCATGTCAGAATTCGATCCGATCAACGGGAAGGGAACCAGATTTGGAGAAAAGCAAAAAATGGGCGAGTCCCGGGGCAGCGGCTACCGCCCTTGCTGGCTTGGCCCGAACGGTCCCTAACGGGGGGGGTGGTGCCAAAATGTCACGCACCGACCCCCGCGCCGGCCGGCCGCCAGCCGCGTGGCCGATGCGCCACCCGGCAGTCAACCCCGCGAGAGCCGTCAGTCCACCGCGCCCTTGGTCATCCGCTTGATCTCATGGGCGAGACGTTTTGGCAGATCGCGCCGTCCAATGGTTTCGAAGGTGGCGCGGCTTTCGCCTTCGACTATCTCTTTTGGAACGGCTGGCCCCCATAGGGGCCGGGCCGCATTGTTCCGCCCGGATTTGGAATTGAAGCCGCGCGTGTTGATGAACACATGTCCGTTCGGCATTCGTTTGCCTGAGGCTTTCGACCCGGCGAAAATGAATGCGCGATCGAAGAGTTGCCGATTGCCCCACGGCGATGCTTTCGTTCCGGCTTTGATTTGCGTCGGATTGAATTCACCGAGGGGAATGAAACGACCCGTCGATTTGATTGTCGCCTCGAAGGTGCGGTTCTTTACGGACGCCCGCTTCAATTGAATGCGACCGAGGCGGCGCAGTTTCGTATTCGTGAGACCGACCTGTTTCGAGAGGGCGCGCGTGACGCCGGTGAGTGCTTTGCGGGCGGTGTGGTTCAGGGCGCGTTCGGCGGCCTTGTCGAACTGCTGCCCTGAGAGCCTGGCCGCAGCGTCGCGCATCTGTTCGATGCCGTCTCCGGAGATCGACACGGCGACGGATGCACCTCGTGCACCAGCTGCCTGGCGGGACGACTTGTCCGCGAGTTGCTTCAGCGATTTCATATTTGGAATCCGTCGCAGTGGTAGATGAAGGGCGCTATGGATGATCAGGTTTTTTTTGAGAAAAAACCTATCATCCCACTACCAACTGTTCTGCAAAGGCCGCGCAGGGGGGGCCACGACGCAAGGATTGGCCGATTTTGTTTAACAATCTCAAATCACGAATTGTTACAGCAAGAGGCGCGGGACGCTGCAAAATGCCGATGATAGCCCTAATTTTCTTGGCGATTGTGCGAGTTCGAATTTTCACCAAAAAAAATGCAATGCGGAAATCTCCGCAGACACCTCTGTTTTCGACGTCCGACGTGTCGCAAACGTGTGTCCGCTGCTGAAACTGACGGACATTCACGCGGACATTTGTGGACATGGCGTCCGGAGATGTGTCCGGAATGATAAAACGTGATTGATTTCACTTGGAAAAGTTGTGCGGACAGCTTTTCGCGCGTCACGCGACCTTGCGTCCGCACCCTGTTCTGTTTGCGACATTGCGGACAGGCCGGACAGGAAATGTCCGCGAAGGGGCAAAACCTGTCCGCAGGGGTGATGAGGTTAGTGCTTCACTACAGATCGGAGGTGCTTTGGGACCGCTCGCGGCGCTTCCGCAGGATGCCTTTGACCCGATCATGCGCCGCGCCGAAGCTGTCCAGCCACGCAAGCCTGATGGCCAACGGCTGCTCCCGCAGCCACGAATAGGGCAGCACGAAACCGGCGAGAATGTAGAGCAGAATGATTTTGATGTGATCCATGTCCTATTCCTTCAATTCTCTTGGTCTGATTGTGTCGCATCGCGTTGCAAATGGCTTGAGATCGGTAGAGACGAGGTTCAAATATCTACGCTTTTCTGCGCGCCGCATTTCGTGCACTCGTAGGATCGCCAAGGGCCCAGTGCCTGAAAGCGTGTCATCTTCCAAACATGGCGGCAAAAGAGGCGGCGTATCCAGCCCATCACTCCCTCCACTCTGACAGCGCGGCGCGGACCTTCGCCAACACTTCGGCGCATCCGTCGTATTCATCGCTGGGGCCGATCAGCACAGCCTCAACGTCGAACAATAGGTTACGCAGGCGGGTGTTCTCTGCTCCCGCATCATCGGCCCGTTTCTTTTCATCTGCTGCCAGCCCCGCCCACATCAGCCGCGACAGGTTGGGCGGCCAAGGTGCGCCGACTTTCTCTCGCAGGGCTAGCCGCACATCGTCATAGCCCTCGGCTTTGGCGCGCCATGCGTCACGACGGCGATAGGCTTCGTCGCGTTCGGTGAGTAGGCGGGCGTTCTCTGCGATCAGCGCCGCCTCGCCAATCGACGGCGGCAATTCCATATCCCGCCTTGGCATGGGGTCCAACTTTGGCGCCGCGTTGTCGGTGGTGGTCATGGGCGATCCTCCTTGCGCACATCATCTGTAGTGTCAGGTGTCGCATCATGTCCGCACATGACCCAGACCGTAATGCGACCGCACTTGCATTCGGTGCGCTGCTGAAATGCGCCGCCGGGACGCCACACCTTTTCGGCATTTAGTCCGCATTCTGGGCAGGGGGTTGCGGCCATATCGACGGGGTATCTTGCTCCAAACGCGCTCATGGCTTGGCGCTCCCCACACTGGCGACGATAGCGGCGACTGCGGCGGGGTCGTCGGCGATGGCGCGGATAGCTTTTTCTACCCGAAGGCAAGCACGCTCTGGAGATGTCCCTTCGACGTAATCGTTGCGAATTTTCTTGCAGTCTTTCGCCGCCCGTTCCAGCCCCGCCCGCACCAGGGTGGCAGCCCTGCAATCTGCACCTGGGACAACGTAGGTTTTCACCTCCATTGAGGTCCAGCACGAGTGGCACTCGCAGGCGTTTAGTTGTGCCGCCGTATTGGAGCTGGAGAGGTCGGCACGGTTGGCCAACAACCGACCGAGTCCCGCTATCAAGGCCAGCAGCTGGTTGCCGTCCATGTAATTGTACCGGTATCCAGACACCTTTACTAAGTTGCCACCTTCAAACTCAAGGTCGGCCATTTTCATATTGCGAAGGTCATTCATCGGGCTTCTCCATTTCGATTTCGTTGGCAGCGGTGAAGAATTGAGATCATCGTCCCACCACGGATCATCCCAAAGACCCGCATCTACGTCGGCCCAATACGTTCCGCAGGGCATGCAGTAGGGCGAACCTTCCTCTGTGGGGGCTTTGCAGGACCGGCAAATTTCGGCTTCCGCATCTGCTAATTCCAATAGGGCTTCATTGAGTGAAAACTTGGTCATGTCGCACCGCCTGCAACGCCTGAATCCACTTGCAGCGAATCCGGACCTTCTGCTTTCTCACGCGGAGCGAAGAGCGCCTCGGCCCGCGATGTGGCATCCATCCGGCGATCCATCGTGACGACCGGCTTCTGTCGCGAGAGCATCTGCCGCAGCTTGTCCACTCGGCCAGTCAGGCGAGAGTTGATCAGCCAGAGGCGTTTGATGGCATCGGCCTGCCGGTTGTTGCGATCCGCCATGTCGCGCAGCTCGCGCGCCATTTCCGCGTTCTCCTGCCGCAGCCGGATGTTCTCACGGGTGAGCCATGTCATTCCTTTTCTCCAATCGCTGTTTCCCCGGCAATCTGGGCCGGACCCTTTGCATCCTTCCGGCGGGCGCTGGCCTGCCGCTTCTTCTCGATTTCGCGGTGGACGTGAGCGGCGGCGCCGTAGGCATCGAGGACCGTCATGGCCTCGGCGCAGTCGGACAGCATGGCGGCCTCCTCGACGTTCAACGTCAGGACCGTGTCGGCGATATCGCCCTTGCGATTGGTGCAGCGGCGGACGAGGCCACCCATGAAGGTGGCCATCTCGTCCAGCGTCATCTTGCGTCGTCCGGCCATGCGGGCACCCCCATCTTTGTCAGGCGCTGCGAGATGATCGACAGGCCGCGGTCGCGCAGCGTGTAGGCATGGACGCGGGCGATTCCGCGCTCGCGCACCAAGCGGGCGAACGACATGTCGTAGGCCTCGGCCTGACAGGCCGCGCTGACCGCGCGGGACATGTCGATGGCGCGCGTATCGCGCAGGTCGTTCCCCACCAGAATGTCGGCGGGCCAACGAAGCGCGGCGAGCATGCGCGTGACCTGCGCGGGCGTCGGGTCGATCGGGCGCTCGGCCTCGTTCTCATCCACCGGCACCACAGCATCCCAGCCTTCGGCCATCCGCTGCTCGTAGCTGAGCCTGAAGGTCGGCATTGCGCCCCGGATCCCGCCCGGCCCGACGCGGCCGACGGCACGGCGCTGCCAGATCATCGCCTCGACGATCCGGTCTCGGACAAGGGCCGGTGACCAACCTTCATGTCGGGAATCGGAAATCACCCGGCGAACCTCTCGATCTCGTTGCCCCAGGCCGTCCAGCCTGGGCGGGTCTCGCGCGCGAACATTTCCAGCTTTGTGTGGTCTGGCCATGCAGCCTCGATCTGTTGAACCACGGCATCGGGCTTGCGGCTGTGCTCGCGCTGCTGACCGGTGATGACGCTATCCGGGAAAGGGCAGGGTCGGGGTAACGGGAACCGACCGCGCTTGCAGATCAGCAGGAGCTCGTGCCGGTTGCGGGCCCAGTAGCCGGTGGCGATCCGGTCCTTTACCCAAACGATCTGGCTGACGTATTTGAAGCCCCACGCGGTCGGAACAGCCATGGACCGGGCCAGCATGGGGGCCGTCGTCCAAATGAAGAGCATGGCATCCTTGGCCGCCCAGTCGCGGACGGGCAGGGCGCATATCTCCGCGTCGGTCATCACGGGGTAGTGCCGCATGGCGTTCCGGCCCGGCTTTGCCTGGCTGTTGCTGGCGAATTTCCAGGGCGGATCGGCGTAGATGATCTGGACGTCACCCATTACCAATAACCCCGCCGCACCGTTCCCTCGGGCTCGCCGGACATGGCAATGTCGTCGGCGATGACCTTCTTGAACTGACCGAAGATGCCGGCGGGCGTCACGCCGTCCTGAAATGCGATCTGTGCAACCGTCATGCCATTCGTGCGGCGACGGAGGCGTGACAGCAGGATGAGATCGTCTTGGCGTGTGGCTTCGGGCATTACTGAAAATCTCCCAGATCAAAAGGCAGGTCGTCGCGCGGGTTGGGGCCGTCTTCTTGGGCATCGCCTTGCTGAGGATCGGCGCGCGGGCGGCGGCTCATGCCCGGCGGCGGTGGAAAGCCGAACACGTTCTTGCCGGTCAGCCAGACGTGGTCGGCAGTCATCTGGATGATCCCCTTGCCGAACAACTGATCGCGGGCGCGCGCGGCGGCCTTGCGGTTCGCCTCGGTCCGGCGGCGCTTGGCATCGTCCTCGGTCTCGCCGTCCTTCACCTCGAGGGGTTCGGAATCGTCGTTCATGACGGACCGCAGGCGTTCCGATATCTCGGTCTTCATGACGATGCGGACAGAGTTGGGCAGCTTCATCGCGGCCGGCGCAGGCGTGCCCTTGTCGGCCACCACGTCGTAGATCGCGCGCAGCACCAGGGCGTTCACGCCGCTGACCCGGGATCCGCTGTCGTCCTCGCCGCTGGCATCGCCCAAGGGGGCCGCTACGACGCAGGACGTGATCTCGTCGCCGTCGCGGTCGTGGCCAAGAACGACCTGCGGCAGCACGAAGCGTTCCGTGATTCCGTCCTCGCCCTCCTTCATCTTCGAGATCGACCACTCACGGACTTGGCGACCGTTCGCATCGACGACCTCGTCGACCTTTCGAACGGAAATCGAGGAGTCGACCGCGGCGAAGAGAGACGTGTGACCGCGCGGCTTCAGGCCGCCGGCGTTCAGGTGGTGAACCAGCATGACGTGGGCCCCGGTTTCGCGCCGGATGTACTCGCACCGCTCGATGATGGCGCCCATGTCACGACCGTCGTTCTCGTTGGCACCCGGCGTGGCCCGGTTGAAAGTGTCGATCACGATCAGCCGCAGCGGCTGGCTCATAGCCGCGCCCCATGCGACGGCCTCGGCCGCCAGCGCATGCGCGTGCTCGTCGCCACCGAAGAGGTCGATCTGGGACTGTAGCAGGACGAAGGGCAGATCCTTGTTCGTGCAAAAATTGTGCTGGGCATAGGCGGGCAGGCGGCGACGCCGGACGCCGGCGGCGCTTTCGCCGGCCTGATAGACGACCGCGCCTCGCTCAGACTTGTGGCCGAAGAACGGCACCCCACGTGCCACGGCCATAGCCAGTTCGATGGCGAGGAAGCTTTTGCCGCTCTGGCTCTCCCCGACGACGAGGCTGATCTCGTTCTGCGTCAGGATGCCCTTGATCAGGGGCTTCAGCTCAGCGCCGGGACGAGGGATATCCAGCCAGGTCACGGCGTTGAATTTTGACTGGGGCGCCGCCGGCTTGTAGGCTTCGGCCTTGTCGGCTCGCAGGCGGTAGAGCTCCTCGGCATTTCCACCGGCGGGAATCCAGTCGTCGACGCTGCCCTTCGGGGGCAGCTCGGGCAGGTTCAGGATGCTGACGGACTTCGCAATGTCCTTCAGGTTCGCCCCGACGATCTGCGCGTGATCGCGGCCAGCCGCATCGTTGTCGGGGATCACGACAACCTCGGCACCGGCCAGCCATTGGGCGAGCTCGCGCGGGAACTTGCCGGCCCCACCGTGATTGCAGGTCGCCGGCACGCCTATGTCGCGCAGCATGTCGACCTTCTTCTCGCCCTCGACGATGAAGATGCACAACCCGGCCGCCACGTCCTCGATCAGCTCGGGCAGGCGGTAGGGCAGGGGGACGGCGCCCTGGTTCTTGTACCGGAAACGGCCCTCATGCTGCGGATCGGGGCGGCGCTGCAGGAAGGTCTTGCCGTGGCCCTTGGGCGACGCCGGATCGTTCCAATCATAGCGCACGACCTGATAGGCGAGCTTGCCATCCTTGTCCGCATAGTCGTAGGCGGCGGTCAGGCGGGCGCCATCGGGAACATGGTTTGGGATCCAGTTGCCGTCGGCATCTAGGCGCGGCGGCGGTCGGTCGCCGCTGCCCTTTCCCTGCTGCATCGGTGGCCGGTCGTCCTCGACGTAGTAGCCGTTGTCGCGAAGCCAGTTCACCGCGTGTCCGCCGTCGACCGTCTTGCCCGTCGACCTCGCGATGAACCACAGGACGCCGCCGCCCTCGTTCTCCTGATGGTCGTAGAACTGGCCCCTCTTCACGTCGACCGAGATGCTGCCCTGATTGCCGAACCGCAGCTCGTCGCCCTTCGACAGGTTCTTGTTCGGCTCGCCCAGCAGTTGCTCGGCCACCGCGCGGGCATGGGTCGCGAACTTGTCGCCGGTATCCGTGGCCATGCCTATGACGCCCTGACCAGGTGATAGCGCGAGATGCACCGGGAAGAGGGCATGCCCCATTTCTTCGCCAGCTCGCCGATCTGCGCATAACGGCCGCCGGTGTCGCGCAGCGCATTGTCCCGGGCCTCGGTCCAAACAGGAGAGGCCGCATGCGGTGCGTCGATCGACGGCCGAGGCGCAGGCGTTTCGGCTGTGATCGGGGCGCTATTTAATGGTTCGGGATACGGTGCAGGACAAGATGGCAGCGGCGACTTGGCCGCCGATGCACCTGTGCACTTGCCGGCCTGCATGATCTTCAGCCCACTATCGCGCTCTGCGAGGCGCAGCAGGTCTTGGTCGTTGCCGCGCAATGCCATGCTCTTGTCATAGACCCGGGCGCGCGGGCGTACGGGGAGATTGTCGCGCTTGCTGAACATGTGAATGTTCGGCTGGGGCCGGTTGATGATCTTCGAGATCAGGGGCGTTGGCCAGTCGTGCGCCCAGAGCGCACGGATGACGATCTTGTCGTCTTCTCGTAGGCGTTTCCCCGCACCGACGGCGACCCTCTTGCGCTCAGCCATTTTGCGCACTCCGCAGCGGGAGAGGAGTTGCGATGTCAGCGCCGGGGGCGCGGATCGCAGAAACATACAGGATCAGGGCCAGAGCGTCGGCTTCATTGTCATCGACCGGACGGTAGCCGAGAATTTTCAGCATCTGCGCCACGGCGATCTTGCTCTGACCTTTCGCAGGCCGGTGCTTCAGAAGGTGCTTGCGCACGCTCTGGACGGGGGCCTCGGTCAGGCGGGGGACGCGGTAGATGCGGGCCTGCGCCTCGGTGATCGCGCACATGCCGAGCAGCAGACGAATCGTGGCGAAGTTTGTCGTCGCCCGTCCCGTCACCTTGTTGACCATGTGCCGCGGGTCCATCGGCTGCTCGTAGCAGACCTCGGTCACGTCATGTGTCGAGAGAAGCTCGCCGATCCATGACGTGTACCGGGCGAAGCCGATTGACTGATCTTCTGTCGAGCCTGAGAAGCGGATCGACCCCGACGTAATGGGCTGTCCAGGTACACCAAGGGCCCATCCGGTCGTTGTGGCAAGATCAAGGGCAAGGATACGTCCGGTCATGAGTTCTCCGTCCCGGGGCAAGCCCGGCTGTGCGTCTGAATGTCGGTGGGTCAGTGGGGTACGCCCGCCCGTGAGGGCGGGCAGACGGATCAGTTTACGCTGGTCAGGGTGGTCTTGGTCGTCTCGGCCTTGGGCGGAACCGACGCGGGTCCGGACAGTCGGTCCTCTTTGCGTGCGGCCTGTTCGTCGGCGCCCTTCACCACACGGCGCATCATCTCGATCACGTCGTCGTCGAACTGATCGCGCGGGCCGTTAAACAGGCCAATGTGGCCGGCGGTCTGGATGAAGGTGCGCAGGTAGTGCGACTGCTCTGCCGGGTCCTTCTTCTTCAGCCGCGCGACTGCGGTGACGGCCTGCTTGTTCAGCGCATACTTGTCGCAGAAGTCCTTCGTGTACTTGGCCGCGGTGCCGTTCTGCTCGCTGGCCTTGTCCTTCGCGGTGTTGATCTGAGCGATGCCGTCCTGTGTCGCCTTTGCGGACAGAGTGACGTTGTCGACCTGATCAGCCTTGATCGTCTGGGCCATTTCCGGCCTCCTTCGCTGCTTTGTCCGCCAGCATCTTTGTGAGCCGATGGCGAACTTCCGGCTCTTTTTCTTCGGGAAAGGGGAGGGGATCGACGCGGGCCACATGATCTGGCCAGGCGAGATCGCTGGGCCAAATGTGGGCGATATGACCAAGCGCCTGATCCATGCGCCGCGACGAGAAAGGGAACGAGGTGAGGCCGACGGCAGCGCGGCGCGCCTCCGCAAAGAAGCGGCTGTCGTTCAGGATCAGAGCGGACAGTGCCGCGGGGCCAGTGCCGAAGTGGTCACCGAGTGCCGAGACCAGCGTCCACAGTCGATTGGCGGCGTCGTGGGAAAAGGATGGGCGCGCGGTTGGCATGTCAGTCCTGTCTTGCCTCGAGGGTGGCGCGGGCCGCATTCAGCGCCTCGATCGCCTCGTCGATTTCCGCCAACGCGTCGCCGCGGCACGATGCGCCGGCCGACATCTCGGCGGACAGGATCGCAGCGACGGCCTCGCCGCATTCCTTGGCGATGATCCCGGCCTGCATGGCGCCGTTTTGAGATGACGCTCCGACCTTAGGCGCGAGACGCCGCGCCAGCATGCGGGTCATCGGGTAGCGACCGGCGGCATCCTCGAGCGCGATGACCTCGGCTATGGTCCAGTCCAAGAGGCCTGCCCGCTTCTTGGAGAGCGTGCCCTTCGCGGTTCCGCGCCCGTATCGCGCATTGATCGCCTCAGCCGCAGCGTCGAGGCAACCGAAGGTGCCATCGATCAGCGCACCCACAAGGGCGTTGATCTGCGTGCGGTCAGTCATGAAAAACCTCGTTTCCTTGGCGGGACGGAACGTCGCAGGCAGGTTGGCGGTATGGAAAACGCAGCATCACACCTCCTCCGCCTGAACGCCGACAACATCGGAGGGGAAGAAATCCTCGGCTTTCAGGCCCCAGCCATTTGCGGCAGAGGCGCGCATGAGGATGACTTGGCAATCGGCAGGGATAAGCCCGCCGGTGCCGCGCTTTTCCTTCGTTACCATCCACTTACGGATGGACGAAACGGCGCGTTCACACGCGCTGGCGGTGGCTTCGAGACCACCACACTTTTCGATGACATGCTTTGCGGGTTCCATGCGCCTAAAATCCCGATAACCGGGAATAAGTCAAGGCGAAGAATCCCGATTAACGGTTATTGCCTATCGGGACAGTGGGAATGAAGCATTGGCTCATGGAAAAAATCGATGCTGAGTGGATCCGCGCCAGGCTCTTGGGTTATCACGGCGAGCTTGGTGAGCTCGCGGACTGGGTCGGGATATCCCGGCAGAAGATGAGCAAGATCATGTCGGGCGAACGCCGGATTCAAGCTGCAGAGGTTCCGGATATTTTGTCGTTCTTCGAGGGGCGCGATGAAAGCAATCGCAAGATCGAAGAGCTTCCATTCCGTCTCAGACCACTCCCAGTACCGGACTTTGAAGGAGCCGAAGCCCCTCGCCTCACCGACAATGAGAGGGCGGCAATCGAGAGGGAATTGGACCGTGCATTGGTCGATGTCTTTGCCGTAGAGGCATCTGCTGGAAACGGTTCGGCTGTTGCTGAGCACGAAGAAATTACAGCGCAGCTGGCATTCCCGCGAGATTACTTGCGCCGCATCACAACGTGCCATCCACGGCACCTTCGGATCATCAGCGTCAAGGGCGATAGTATGGCCCCGACCCTCCAAGACGACGACATCGTGATGCTCGACTCAAGCAAGACAGATCTTAGCTGGGATGGCCTTTTTGTTCTGCGATACGCAGACGCCCTTCATGTGAAGAGAGTGTCCCGATCCACCACGCGCGGTTATGTTCGAATCATCTCGGATAATCGCCTGTACGAGGCGCTGGACTTGCCGGCCAATGATGTGGTCGCGGTTGGGAAGGTGATTTGGTCAGGCGGGAAGATCGGATGACGCTGCAATAGTCGCTGAATCTTCTGTAGTTTGACAACCCCCGCGCGCACGGAATCCCGAACACGCGCTTGCGCACACACCCGTAGAATAACCGTTCCGCTTGTTGCTACGTCTCACGTCTCAACGTTGAATTTTTTGGAACGTCGGTGTCAAGGCGCAAAATGCGCAGGTCGTAGTTGGGGTGGGGCCTTTAGGGCCCCATCCCCTTTCCCCATCAGCGCCCTGCATCTGATGCAGATGGCAACGTAGCACCAACACCCTCGTGCGAAACGTCGGCGGAAGCTGAGGTGTGCGCTGACTGATTCGGTTCATTCGGGATTGTTTAAATTCCGAATGTCGGGATTTTTAGGTTGACATATTCCCGATAAGCGGGATTTATGGGAGGCATCCAGCTACGGAGGCCAACCACATGACACCCAAAATCGAAACGATTCGTCCCGCTCCGATTGCGGTCCAAATGGCCCGCGACAGCATCGATCTGATGACGCAGGAGCAACGTGTCGCTCTCGCCATCGAGATCGTGCGCGACATCACCTCGTCGCATTGCGTCCAGCATCTGCTGCGGCTGGGATCGCAGGCGACAACGACCGGAAATGAGATCGCGCGAACCGCGCGCATCGCTGCAGCTGAAGGTCGCGCCTGATGCGCGGCCTCATCGCATACCGTCTTCCCGAAACCATCGTGTCCGATGCAATCGGGATGATCTGCCTAGTCATTGCCGGTGGCGGGATCCTCTGCATCTTGGCGGGCCTGTCATGAGCGCGACGACCGAACAGGACATACGGACCTACGCCGAGATTGCCAGTCAGCTGCACATCGAAGGTGTGCCCGACCAGGTGCTCGAAGCTGCGGGCCACATCGTTGCCGACGCTGCGTGCTGCAAGGAACTGCGGCTGCTCGTCCTGCAGTCCCTGATGACAGCGACGGCTAAGGAACTTGCACGCATCGCGCTGGACGTCGCCGAAACATCGCCCACCGAATTTTTGGCGGCCACGACCCGCATCTTTCAGGATGACGCCGCTGGCGAAATCGCCCGTCAGGGTATCCAGCGCGGATATTCGATTGGCGATATGCGCAGCGCGACCTTGCGCCACCGCGGGGCGCAGTCGTGAACAGCACCGTCAGCAAGATCGAATGCGCCGATCGGGACCAGTGGCTACATCTGCGTCAGCGCGACGTGACCGCCTCGGTGGTCGGGGCGTTGTTTCAGTGCCACCCGTTCACGTCGACATTCGACCTCTACCACGAGAAGCGTGGCACGCTGTCGAGCCGCAAGGCCGAGACCGACGCAATGCTGCGTGGCACGCTGCTTGAGCCCGTCGCAGTCGAGCTGATCCGCCGGGCTCGTCCTGAATGGAAACTCACCTATAGCGCCGTCAGCCTGATCTACTACCGCGACTCCGCAATCCGCCTCGGCGCGACACCCGACGTGCTGGTTGATTGCCCAGTGCGCGGGCCGGGAGTCGTTCAGATCAAGACGATGACCGCAGGTGACTTTGCGACGAAGTGGGTGAACGAGGACGGCCAGCAGGACGCCCCGCTCTGGATCAACCTGCAGGCCGAGACCGAACGTCACCTGACGGGCCGCGGCTGGGCGGCCGTTGCCGCCATGACGATCGACACACGCGCCAACCTTGGCATCGAGATAATTGATGTTCCGGCCATCGACGGCATCGTGACGACGATCGAAAACGAATGCCTGGCCTTCTGGGATCGCGTTGCGAACGACGACGAGCCGACGCCCGACTATGCCTCCGACGGCGAGACAATCCGTAACCTCTATCCGGTGCACGACCCGGACAGCGCTGTCGATCTGACCGATGCTGCCGACTTCGAACACCTTGTGGCCCGTGCCGCCACGCTGCGCCGGGCACGCCGCGAGGCTGACGCCGAGCTGAACGAGATTACCGCAGAGATCATGCACCGCATGGGTGGGGCGGAGGTCGGATACCTGTCCGGCGGTCGTGCCATCACATGGCGTCGCGAGCGGACGTCCGGTCGCTTTATCGCGCCGTCCGATGGCCGCCGTTTGATCCTGCCCAAACCGATGGGGGCATGGGTCGATGCGTAACCAAAGCACCAACGGCATGCAGCAGATGTGGGCGTCGGCCCTTTTCCTCATCGTGCGCGATATTGTCGAGCCGCCGAAGTGCCACGCGGACCCGGTCATCGACCAAAACCGGCGAAACGTCTGGGCATCACGGTTCGCGTACTTCCGATCGAAGGATTTTCGCGAGGTCGCGCTTTGCGCCGGTATCGACGGCGAGGCCGCGGCGCAGCGCCTCATGAGACTTGCCGGCGATGAGGCCGCCGCCCGCGAATTTGTCCGCCTTCTTATGATGCCAGCCAAACCCGAAAAGGAGCATGAAGATGCCTGATGGAAGCCATTCCCCGGTAAAGCAGACGCTTGTCGTCGACCAGGTCTTCGGGGCTAACAAGGCCCCGGTGGCCGAGGTCCTCGCCGCCGATTTCGACGATCTTCTGGCAGAGATCGAAAAGACCTGTTCTGACGCGAAAGACGGAGCCCCCGCGAAGGTCACCACTGAAGCCGACCTAATCACCGCCGGTCGCCATGTGACGGCCCTCGGCGCGCTGTCGAAGCGCATCGATGCCGCGCGGGCGGAGCAGAAGCGACCCATCACCGACACTGGGAGAGCGATCGACAGTTTCTTTCGCATTGCGGAAGACCGTGTCGCCGCCGCGGCGCTACCGATCCGCCGCGCCGCCGATGAGCATGCCCGCCGCGTGGCGGCGGAAGAGCGCGAACGCCAACGCCGGGTTCAGGAAGATGCGAAGCGCAAGGCTGAGGCCGCCCAGGCGCGCGCTGACAATGCAAAGTCTGAAGGCGCCGCCGCACGTGCCGCCGCAGAGGCAGAGGCACAGTCCGCTATCGCCGACGGAGCGACCGCCAACAAAGCTGCGCCGGTCCGCGCCGAAGGCGTCACCGCCAGCGCCCGGACATCGTGGGACTTCGCCATCGACGACAACGGCGCCCTCCGGGCGACGCTCGGGCAGCTCGGTCCCTTCCTCGATGACGCCGCGATCGAGAAGGCCGTCCGCGCGATCGTCCGGATCCACAAGGGCAACACCAGCCTGCCGGGTGTCCGCGTCTTCGAATCCACCAAGGCAACATTCCGGTCATAGGAGAACCATCATGACAGGCACGAAGAAGACCGCGCAGGCGATGAAACTGGCGGCAACCTGGACGCCGAACGAGACGCTGGCCGCATCCATCGCGAAATCGATGATGCTTTCGCACGGCGCCACGATCGCGGGCGGCAAGCTCCGCATCGAGCTCGCGCTGTTCGCAGAGCACGACAACGTCGATCGCGTTCAGGCCAATGCTGCTGCGCTCAACGAGCTGCGGGCGAACCTTGCCTTTGGCGGCACCATCCACGCTTGGCACATCACGGCCGGCGCCGCGCCGCGCGCGATGGTCCTCGATGTCTTCAAGGATTTCGCACCGGTCAGCGGTGCCGCCAACGACGACCCCGATCCCGATCCGGCGGGGGCTGCCGCCGCGACGCCGCCGGTCGCAGATGAAACCACCGATGCAAAGGACGCAGCATGAATGCCCAGCCCCAAACTCTGACCGACATCGAGGTCAAGGAACGCGCGCGCGATCTCCGGCGCAAAGAGATGAAGGAGATGACCTTCAACGCCGACACGGCGCTTGTCATGGTGCCGACCGATGGTCGCGACCTGATGGATAAGGCCAACGCCATGTCCACCGCCGGCCTGATGGTGAAGGACATCTTTCGCGACAATCCCGGCGCCTGCGCGGGCCTGATCATGATGTGCGCGCCGTATCGCATCAATCCGTACCAGGCATCGTGGAAGTGCTACCAGGTCAAGGCCGACGCGCCGCTGGCGTTCGAGGCTCAGCTGATCATGGCGATGATCAACACCTCGGCGCCGATCAAGGGCCGGCTGAAATACAGCTTCGACGGCGAGGGACCGACGCGCCGGGTCACCGTGTCCGGCGTCGACCGCGATAGCGGCGAGGTGCTGGAATACACCAGCCCGATGCGCAAGGACATCGGCGTGCAGAACAGCCCACTGTGGAAGAACGACCCCGATCAGCAGCTCTGCTACAGCGGCGGCCGCGCCTGGGCGCGTCGTCACTACCCCGAAATTCTGATGGGGGTTTACGATCGGGAGGAGCTGATCGCGGCGCCCAACATGCGCGATGTGACTCCGGCCGACGACGATGCGCCCCGCACCGCGGCGGCAAAGATGCAGAGCCTCGTCGATCAACGGGACCCCGCCAATTCGGCGGGCACACGGGGGGAGGGTGACCGTCAGGCCGAAGAAGCCGAGGCACCCGACCAGGGGGGCGGCGACACTGACCCCGCGGCAAAGTCCGCAGACGTCGCCCCCGACACCGCCAATCATAGCGACTCCGGCGCAGCCTCTGCAGGTTCCGCCGACACGGATCAAGACGAGACGGCTGACAAGCCGGACAAGAAGGACACCGACACCTCCCCCACCTCGGACGAGATCGAGGCGGCCCGGACGCGCGGGGTCGACGCTCACGGCATGGGCATGGCCCTGAAAGCGGTGCCCGGCGAGCTGCGCGAGAATACTGCGCTGGCCGAGGCCTGGCAGAACGGATGGAAGGAGGCCCGCGACGCGGGCTGATCCGACCGAAGAGGCGGGCAGCGCGATCCGTAGCTGGCAGCGCGCAGCCCCATCGGGGCCGGGGAGATGCACCCCCGGTCCCACCCCCAACCGCCGGCCAATCCCATTTTCAGGAGAGTTTCTCATGCCGCCCAAGTTCGTTGTCTTCGACACGGAAACGACCGGTATTCCCTTGTACCGCGACAAGGCCACCGGCCAGCCCGTCCCTGCAGATGATCCGCGCCAGCCGCGCATCGCATCCTTCGCCTACATCGTCGCCGACGAGGCCGGCGATATCATCAGCGACGGCAAGGCCTTCGTGCGGCCCGATGGCTGGCGGATGGCAGACTTCGACGCCATGGCCTTTGCAGCGGGCAAGACACCCGCTTCCGAGATCAACGGGCTGACCGACGACTTCCTGCAGTCAGTCGGTGTGCCGATCGGTGACGTGCTGGCGCTGTGGAATGGCTTCCTTGACCAGGGCCTGATCGCGGTCGCCTTCAACGCCCAGTTCGACTGCAAGATGATGCGGGCGGAGCTGCGCCGCGCAGGTATGCCTGACCGGTTCGAGGATACCCCGAACATCTGCGTCATGCGCGGTCTCGATCCCTACTACCATGACGGCCTGATGATCCGGAACGGGTTCGTGAAGCTGTCTGTTGCCTGCGAGTACTTCGGGATCACGAACGACAACCCGCACGATGCCGGGGCCGATACGGAGGCCGCCCGGGCCATCCTCGCCCGTCTCATCGTCGACGACCGGTTGCCGGAGGCTAGGGTCCACCTCGCGAAGGGGAGGGCCGCCTGATGAACGACGTCGAAAAGAAGCTCGCAAAGCTCCTGAGTGATCATTTCGCGCAGCCCGCCGAAGAGATCGTCACCGGTACGACGATGCAGGATCTCGGCATGGACAGCCTCGACGGCGTTGAACTGATGATGCTGCTCGAGGAAGAGTTCGCGATCGAGATCGATGATGGCGCGGCGGCCGAGGCGATTACGCCGGAGGCCACCGTTGCCGATCTCGCGCGGTTCGTCACCTCCCAGAAGGGGGAGGGGGCCACGTCATGAAAATCATGAAGGAAGCGTTGACGGCGATGTCCCTTCTGATTGCGGCGCAGTTCGACCGGCACGGCGGCCGCCTGCGCTTCGGCGCAGCTCCACGGGGTGGGCCGAAGCCGGAGTTTGGCGAGGGTTCAGACAGGGCGCGGGCTCGCTTGGCGGCGAAGCGCAAGGCCAACAAGTCAATTCCTGATGCCCCGATCATGACCCGGCAACGGCGGCGTCAGGCCGAGCGTCTCGATGCTAAGGCAATGAAGCTGACACCGGCCGAGGTCGGACGTCAGAGGATGGCGGAGAAGAAACGCCGGCGACAGGAAGAGATGGCGGCGTTGGTCCGGGAGTACACCGATCTTGCGAATGAGAACATGGCGGCGGCACCGTGACGTGGGTTCAGCAGAAGACGCCGCAGGGCGCATCGGGGCAGACACAGGCTGAATGCGACTGCCCCCATCCCCCAAAATGCGCCGAAGGCGGGTGCCGCCATGAGCGGCCCCGCGACCGGCACCCCGCCACCAACATCGGAGAGTGAGACGATGGCCGACAAGATGATCACCATTCGGATGACCGAGAAGGAGGCCGAGCGCCTGCAGCTGGGCCTTGCCGACCTGTTGTGCTGGGTATCTGGCTTCGTTGCCGCTCGCGAGGGTACCGACCTTGCCGGTGAGGAACCAATGGGACGGCAGCAGACCCGTGACATGAGCGCGAAGCTACTGGATGCCATGGATGAAGCAGAGGATGCGACGGTCGGCCTGCAGCACATGCGATATCTGATCACGACGTTGGAAAGCGGCAGCACGTCTCTGGCGACAATGCAGAAATACGGGCGCGACGCCGCCGCGATGCTTCGGACGATCGCGGCATCATCGGGGTACGTCCTGTGACGTGGTCGCCGCAGCAGGCGGGTGCACTGATGTCAGTCGACGTCTGGCACAAGGCTTGTATGGCCGACATCGCCATGGGTCGCGCGCTCGAGAAGCCGGTCTTCCGTGTGTTCGGTTATGCCGGCACGGGCAAGACCTCGATCGCCAGGCATTTCTCGACCGGGATCGAAGGCCGCACCGTCTACGCCGCCTATACCGGCAAGGCCGCGATGGTGATGAAGAAGTCCGGCTGCGCGGGCGCCAGGACGATCCACAGCCTGATCTACAGCGTCGAGCAGGACGAGGCGACCGGCATGTTGCAATTCAAGTGGAACGCAGGCAGCGATGCAGCCGACGCGGCGCTGATCGTTATCGATGAGTGCTCGATGGTCGACGCGTCACTGGGCGCCGACCTGCTGCGCTTCAATCGACCGATCCTCGTGCTCGGTGATCCGGCCCAGCTGCCGCCGGTCAAGGCGCGCAACGACAACGGCACGGGCGCAGGCTTTTTTACCGAGGTCGCACCTGATGTCATGCTGACGGAGATCCACCGGCAGGCCGCCGAGAATCCGATCATCAGGATCGCGACGGATATCCGGGAAGGACGCGAGGTCCGGGCCGGAACCTTTGGCGACTGCCGCGTTACGCCGCGCGAGAACATCACCATGGGCGACATCAAGCGGACCGACCAGGTGCTGGTCGGGCGTCGCGACACCCGCGACACCTACAATCGGCGCATCCGTGAAATCATCGGACGTGAGAGCGCAATGCCGGTCGTTGGCGACCGGATCATCTGCATCAAGAACGACAAAAAGCTTGGAATTTTCAACGGCGGCCTCTTCGAGATCGCGGAGATTGAACCGCAGACGAGCATGCAGAGGTCAGACGGAAAGCATACGATCCGCTTCAACTCTCTCGACATGCCGGACCGCGACATGATCGAGGCCGAGGTTCTGACCAAGTGCTGGACCGGCGATATCGAGGGCATGCCATGGCAGGAGAAGCGCGGCACGGCCGAGTTCATGTACGGCTATGCCCTGACCGTCCACAAGGCGCAGGGCAGCCAGTGGAGCGACGTCACCATCTTCGACGAGAGCGGCGTGTTCCGCGATGACTGGCGACGCTGGCTCTACACTGGCGTCACCCGCGCGGCCGAGAAGGTGACTCTGGTCACCAATCGTGGCGCCGCCTGATCCCAACAGATTTGCAGAGGAAGCAACCCATGAAGAACAGCATTCAGGATCTGAACAACCACCTTTTCGCGCAGATCGAGCGCCTGTCGGATGAAGCCATGACGGCCGAAGACATTGAGAAAGAGGTCAAACGCGCCGGTGCACTCGTATCTGTCGCCGACCAGATCACCGGCAATGCCGAACTCCAGCTGAAGGCGGCCAAGCTCTATGCCGATCATGGTGAGAAGGTCCTCGGCCACCTGCCGCAGATTGGAAAGAGTGCGTCGTGAAGGGCCGCCAGATCACATACAGCAAGGTGGAATTGGCGTTCATCGAGAAGCTATCTCAAATGCCGCGCCGTGACCTGCATGCAGCGTTCTGCGAATGGACGGGACGGACCGACGTGTCCCTTGCCAACCTAAATTCCCTTTGCAAGCGCAACGGCTGGACGACCGGCAGGACCGGCTGCTTTCCAAAGGGGAACGTCCCCGCCAACAAGGGTCAGAAAATGCGCTACAACCCGAATAGCGCGAAGACGCAGTTCGGAAAAGGGAACAAGCCCCATACCTGGCGGGGCGCTGGCCACGAGCGGATCTGTAAGAAGGATGGTTACGTCATCCTCATCGTCGCCGAGCGAAATCCGTGGTCTGGCGCTGCCACTCGCCCCGTCCTGAAGCACCGCTGGCTGTGGGAAAAAGCGAACGGCCCGATCCCGAAGGGTATGCGGCTGAAATGCCTCGACGGCGACAAGACCAATACCGACCCGTCGAACTGGGAGGCTATCCCCACCGCTATGGCTCCGCGTCTGAACGGCAAGTTCGGTCGCGGCTACGACAACGCCCCGGCAGATTTGAAACCTACCATCATGGCCACCGCGAAGCTGGAACACCTGGTGCGCGAGAGGGCGAAGGCGACGAAGGAGAAGACCGATGGCTGACCAGACCGAAATCGAAGCGGCGACCATCAAGGGTCGCCTCGATACCTACTGCCTCATGGCGGTCCACCTGCGCGCCGGTGCTGAGATCATCCAGCGCGAGCGCGACATGATCGTATCCGGCATCACGATGAATTGCGTCCTGTCGACCGATCCGGATGATGCGGAGGCGGTCGGCGCCATCGCCCAGATGGATCGCTGGCTTGCAAAGACGGCCGGGATTTCGGCCGCCGCGGATGTCATCGCCAAGGGTATTGCGGACGATACTGGCGCGGACGTGGGAGCACCGGAACGGCTCGGCTCGTGCGAATCCTGCTCAAAGCCGATCACTGACGTCGATGCATACAACCAGACCGCAGACGGCTGCTTTCTCTGCATCGACCACGCACCGCTCCTGTCAGACGTGATCCGGCAGCACCGCAAAATCTTGGCGACCGAACCGTTCGACAGTGGACCGCTCGAATACGACACCCGAGAGGAAATGAAGGCTGTGGTCATCGGCATGGAAATTAGCTTGGCGGACAACGGCGATCACCTGATCCTTGACCAGCATGCAAGGGTGCCGGGATGACCGATCGCCCCATCGCATTCAGCCCCGCCGTGATGACGGCCCTGCTGCGCGAGATAGCCGCGCCTGGCACGGGCAAGACGCAGACACGCAGGGTTCTGCGAGCTGCGGATCCCAGTGAAGATTTGGCGGAAGGTTACCGCGATGTTTCGCCACCATATGTCGCCTACGGTGGTGCCTGCTGGGAAGATGACCAAACAGGTGCCGTGTATCGCTTTGCGCGGTCTCCGGGAGTGGGGGACCGCCTTTGGGTTCGTGAGGCGTGGACGACTCGAGAGGGCCTCGATAAAACGCCGCCCCGCGACATAAGCCCTGACCAGTCCATCGGATATCTTGTCGACGGCAAAGGCCCGTGGCTGGGCAAATATCGCCCGCCTATGTTCATGCCCCGGTGGGCCAGCAGGATCACCCTGACCGTGACCGACGTGCGGGTACAGCGGGTGCAAGAGATTAGCCCAGAAGATGCCGCGGCAGAGGGCGTTGACCGCCGCAGCCGAAAGGTGCGGCAGTTCTGGCTATTCGGAGCCGATCAGGAGCGTCGTGACCGCCTATACCTTGACGCCTGCAAGTGGGAGTTCGAGGAGCTTTGGGACAGCCTTAACGAGTCGCGCGGCTTCGGCTGGCAGGCTAACCCGTGGGTCGTCGCCGTGACCTTCACGCCCGCCATGGGCAACATCGATCAGGTGGAGTTGGCGTCATGATGAATCCTGACGCCACCCATTTTGGGCAAGTCCGCATTGTGAGGCTGCGGCGCAGTGTCAGCGAGCTGCGGGAGTCTTGCCGCAGCGAAGGTACGCCGCGCATTCAGGCGGCGTGGGACGACGCCGAACAATGGATCGATCCGATATTCACGGCCTCTGCCGCTCCAGACGTAAAGACGGCGGCGCAAGTATTGTTGGCTGCGAGAAACCCTGACGGTTCGACCATTCTACCTGCGCATGTTCTCGAAATGCTCACCGCACTGGCGACAGATCGGTGAACACGCCCGTCAAGCATAGGACGGCACCATCGCCGGAATTGCTTGCCATCGTGCGCAGGCTTGCCCGTGAGCGTGCGCGTGTGGATCATGATGCGATGCAGGAAAAGGATTCGTCGCAATGCCAGCTATCCGACGGGCCGTCATCTACGCCCGGTATTCGACCGACCATCAGTCAGACAGATCGATCGAAGATCAGGTTGCGCTTTGCCGCGACTATGCCAAGCGCGAAGGCCTGACGGTCGGCACGGTCTATGAGGACCGCGCGCGAACCTCGGCCAGCCTGCTGGGACGCGATGGAATCATGAACCTGATGGCCGATGCCCGCGCGGGCCGGTTCGACGCGGTGATTGTCGAAGCCTTCGACCGCCTATCCCGAGACCAGGAAGACCTTTCCGGGATCCACAAGCGCCTGCGATTCGCCGGCATCTCGATCTTCGCCGTCCACGATGGGCAGGCGGACGTGATGAAGATCGGGCTGCAGGGCCTGATGGGGGAGATGTTCCTGCAGCAGCTGCGCGAGAAGACGCACCGCGGGCTGAAGGGGCGCGTCCACAGTGGTCAGAGCGCAGGAGGCAAGTCGTACGGTTATGCCACCGTGCCTGGGCAGCCTGGGCATCTGACAATCAAAGAGGACGAGGCCGCGATCGTGCGGCGCATCTACGACGAGTTCGGCGCCGGCCGGTCACCACGCCATATCGTCGCTGATCTGAACGCCGAAGGCATCACGCCGCCCCGCGGGGCTACCTGGAACGCTTCTACGATCAATGGCCACAAAGAGCGAGGCTACGGCATCCTTCAGAACGAGCTCTACATCGGCAGGCGGGTCTGGAATCGGGTCAAGATGGTCCGGGATCCGGAGACGGGAAAGAGGGTGAACCGGACAAACCCGCGCGATCTGTGGGTGCATGAGCCTGTGCCGGATCTTCGCATCGTCTCGGACCTCCAGTGGGACCAGGTGAGGCACGAGATGGACCGCAGGGCAAATGGTCCGATCGGACGTGCGGCGGCCAGGCCGAAACGTCCCTTCTCCGGCCTCCTGCGGTGCGGCCGCTGTGGCGGAGGCATGTCGATCAAGAAGAGGAAGGGCTCGCAGATATGGCTGATCTGCTCGCGCAGCCGCGAAAGCGGGACCTGCGATAACCGCCTGCAGCCTCGCCTGGACGTCATCGAACGCGCCATCTTCGAGGCCCTGGCACAGGAGCTGGCACACCCCGAATACATCACCGCCTATCTGACGGCCTATCGGGAGGAGCGGGAGCGGCTCTTGCAATCCAACCGGCGTGATAAGGCCGCGCTGGAACGCGCAGCCATTCGGGCCAAGCAAACCTATGACCGATCTGTCGACATGTACCTTAAGGGTGTGCTGGACGGTGACGATGGCATGCAGCTCGTCGCAGAGCACAAAGCCGAGAAGGAGGCCGCAGAGCAACGCCTCGCGACCGAAGCGCCCGACGTGCCGAAGATCGAGCTGCACCCGGCAACAGCCCGCCGCCACATTGAGGCACTGGCCTCTCTGTCGTCGGACATCGCCGCCGGTCGCCAGATGTCGGATTCGGCAGTTGGTACGATCAGATCGCTCATTACCCAGATCGACATAACGCCTTCGGAGACCGGCCAAGACGTAACCGTCTATGGCGCAATCGGCGAAATCATCGGCGCCAGCAGATCTGGGGGGGAATTAGTGGTGGCGTGGGGGAGACTTGAACTCCCGACCTATCGATTATGAGTCGATCGCTCTAACCAACTGAGCTACCGCGCCTTGCCACGGCGCATCCGATAAGCGGGCGTGACCGGAGTGTCAAACGCAAATTTGCCGGATGCGGCGCAGGGCGGTAGGTTTTCCCGGCAGGGCCCCGCGGGACCTGATCGGGCGCAAGGCGTCTGGACGCGATGCGTCCGGGCGGCGACAAGGGTATGAACAGACCCAAGGAGGAGCGACCGCCATGACGACCGGATTCCTGACGACCCATGTCCTTGATACCGCGCGCGGCTGTCCCGCTGCGGGACTGCTGATCGTGCTGTCGCGCACCGACGATGCCGGACGCACGGAACTGGCCCGCATGACGACCAATGCCGACGGCCGGACCGATGCGCCGATCCTGCCGCAGCCCGATTTCGCCGCCGGCACCTACGAACTGGTGTTCCATGCGGGCGATTACCTGCGGGCCACGGGGCAGGACGGCGACGCGCCGCTGTTCCTCGACCTCGTGCCGATCCGGTTCGGGATCAGCGACCCGGCAGCGCATTACCACGTGCCGCTGCTGCTGTCCCCCTACGGCTATTCCACCTACCGCGGAAGTTAA